GTTAGCCAAAGCGTAACCAAAACTGGCGTTTATCGCTGCCGCGTAACAGACAACGCCAGCGCAGTGATTTTTGGTCCCGACTGCACGGTTGAAGCAACGCTCACGGAAACAAGCTAATGCCCTTCATTAAACTCCAGTTTAAACCCGGCATAAACCGCGACCAGACTAACTACTCTGGTGAGGGCGGCTGGTACGAGTGCGACAAAATTAGGTTCCGCTATGGTTATCCTGAGAAGCTTGGTGGCTGGACTAAGAACGTAGCTACACCTTTCCTTGGCACCTGCCGTCAAATGTGGAGTTGGATCACCACGTTTGGCGATGATTTTTTATCGTTGGGCACGAACCTTAAACTTTATATCCAGAACGGCCCGGGTGGCATCTTTGCTGATATCACTCCGCTACGCCCCACTGCGCCGACATACACGGGTTCCAATACTACTAACTCGGTATACACCACCATTGGATCAAACATCGTAACAATGACGCTTGCCGTCGATCCTAATGCTACCGTGGATAATTATGTTAATGTAGCTGGCGCTGCGGCAGTAGGTGGTATTCCAGCTTCTGAGCTTAACATATCACACCTTATTACGACTGCGGGGGCACCAGCTAACTCCTTCACTTTCACTACAACCACGGCTGCTACTTCAACTGTATCAGGCGGGGGTGGCGCGGGGATTACAGTCAGTTTTGAAATTGACATTGGCTTCGCTAGCGCAACTTTAGGTTATGGTTGGGGGACAGGCACATGGAGTCGTGGCGCATGGGGTTCTAACTCAACTAGCCCGGTTACCCTAGCGCAGCGCGACTGGTGGATGGACAACTTTGATAACGACCTTGTAGTTAATATCCGCAATGGTGCGCCGTACTATTGGGCGCGTGGAGCTACGGCTAACCCCACCACTGCACTTGCCGCCCGAGCTATTACGCTACAAGCGTATGCTACAAGCCAAAGTTACGACGCAAATGATGTGCCACTTAAAGTCATGCAGCTTCTGGTATCTCAGCAGGATAAACACTTACTAGCATTCGGGGCTATACCTTTCGGTAGCGTAAACATAGATGATTTTGATCCTCTTCTTGTTCGTTGGGCATCTCAGGATAGCCCCGGTGAGTGGGGGCCAACGGTCACTAATAGCGCCGGTTTTTTGCGTATTTCTCGTGGGTCACGTATTGTCCGTGCGCTCCCAACCCGGCAGGAAGTCTTAATCTGGACTGATACAAACCTCTACACGCTGCAATTCCTCGGGACGACGGATGTCTTCGGGGTTCAGGAGTATGCGGATAATATCTCTATCGCTTCTCCACGGGCTGTAGCTAGCGCTGCTAACGTTATTTATTGGATGGGGCAGGATAAGTTTTACGCCTATACTGGCCGTGTCGAAACGCTTCCGTGCACCCTACGTAACCATGTCTTTATGAACATCAACTTGGCTCAATCAGATCAGATCATCTCTGGGACCAATGAGCAGTGGAACGAAGTATGGTGGTTCTACCCAACTGCAGATTCTAACTGGAATAATGCCTACGTAGTGTACAACTACCTCGATAAAATTTGGTATTATGGTAGTATTAGGCGTACGGCTTGGCTTGATACCCCAATACGTTACTTTCCGCAGGCAACAGATACGGCGGAGGATTCTATCTACGGTTCCCTCTATAACCATGAGGACGGAGTCGATGATGATGATATAGCAATGCAGGCTTATATCCAATCGAATGACTTTGACATCGACGATGGTGAGCAGTTCATGCTTACCCGGCGTATCATCCCGGACATCGACTTTTCTGGGTCTGATAGCGATGAGGCCGCGTTAACACCTGAAGTAACTCTGGAGATCAAGAGCCGTAACTTCCCCGGTAATGCCTTTAATACTAACACAGATGATACAGCACGAGTGATTCAAAGTTCAGTTGATGTGTATACAGGGCAGGTTTTTCTTCGTACCCGAGCGCGACAGATGGCGCTTAAAGTTATCTCAACTCAACTTGGTACTCAGTGGCAGCTTGGTGCGCCGCGTCTCGATGCACGACCGGATGGTAAACGTTAATGGCACTCGATAGGTTCCGTGCCGCTCCGCTACCTAACCCTACGGAGGAATGGGATGCGCAATACATGCGGCAGGTTATCCGTATATTAGAAAACTACTTCTCGCAGTTGGACTCGCGCACACCAAATAACGCTCAAAAATACACGGCTGATACCTTTAATGGGATCGCGGCCACAAAGAACGTAACTACCACAGAGAAGAACGCGCTAACCCCTGATGCGGGGTGGATTGTTTTCGATATCACTTTGGGCAAGCTTTGTGTATATGATGGGTCTGCTTGGCAGACTGTGACTTCGGTGTAGGAAATAACGATGGACCTTCAACAGATGGCACAACCACAGGGTGAGGCGCTGGAAGGCAGCGCGTACATCCCTAATAACCCAATGGCGCAGAAGATTCAGTCGCAAGGCCGAGGTGAAGACTCGGTGCTTGTGCATATGACTCCCAACGAGGTTAGTGGGTTGCAGGCTCTTGCTATGGCGCATGGTGGGTCTCTTACAATCAACCCGGAGACTGGTCTTGCTGAAGCTGGCTGGCTTGGTAAACTTCTCCCGATGATTATTGGTATGGGTCTGAACTTCGCGCTTCCCGGTGTTGGTAGCGCTATTGGTGCCGCACTAGGTGGTATTGGTGGCGCTGCTGGTACAGGCATTCTTGTTGGTGCGGGTGCTACCGCAATCACAGGTGACCTTAAGAAAGGTCTGATGGCCGGTCTCGGCGCATATGGCGGCGCTGCGCTGGGCGGTGGTATACAAGGCGCGATATCGGGTGCCGCTCTACCTACCGCAGCAGCGAAAGGGGTAGCAGCAGCAGCAGTACCCGGAGCAGCAGCAGTACCCGGAGCAGCAGCAGCAGTACCCGGAGCAGCAGCAGTACCCGGAGCGGTCCTTAAAAAAGGTCTTAGCGGTTTTGCGCAGGGTTTCGCTAATACGGCCAAGGGTGTACCGCTTACTGGCGGTCCTGCGGCTACTGGGTTATTTGCTAAAGCTGCTGTTCCTATGGCTCTCTCTGGTGTACATGGCGGCATCTCTAACGCATTTGCGCCGACTGGCGGTGGTGCGCCATCAGGTGCGGTAGATAATTCCTATCAAGGCCCTTACTACAACGAACAGCGTAATGTTATTGCTACACCAAACCCTCAGGAACTTATTGATCCTGCTTTCTCAGGTGAGCGTAGATGGTTCGACCGGTCAGTTCCGGGTGTGTTCAACGGTCAAGGCCAACAGGTATCCCCGGGGTCAAATACTGCTCCGGGCACAATGCTCATGACACCAATGCTCAACCAGAACGCCAAAAAAGGCCAACCAATGTACTCGTTCTTGCCGCAACCCTATATGGGTCAGCAGGAAGAGCAGCAGATGCCCCGTTACGCTGATGGCGGCGTAGTCCATATGAATGCTGGTTCGTTTGTTATGCCTGCTCGTGAGACTGCTGAGTTTGGTAAAGGTAGCACTCAGGCGGGACAGAGAGTTCTTTCTGGTCTTGGCGGTATTCCCATTCGCGGTGCCGGTGACGGCACTAGCGATGATATCCATGCTAGCATTGGGGGGCAACCAGCCCGCGTTGCAGATGGGGAAGTCCACTTCCCATCCGAAGCTGTACGTCGTATAGGCAAAGGTAGCGAGAAGCGCGGGACAAATAAACTGTACGCAATGATGAAGCAAGCAGAACAGTCGCGCAAGAAAGCAACACGTGGTGGTAGCGGTCTTAATGTAGCCAAAGGACTTCGTGCGATATGAGCGATATCCATATTAGCCTTGTGCCCCCGGAGCATGTACCAGCCGCATGGGAGTCTGTTCTACCGTTTATGGAACGAGCGGTAGAGATGACTAACGGACGTTACGTTGTTGAAGACGTTTACGATGCGCTAATCAACCGCAACCATAATCTCTGGATCGTGTTTACGGGGAATCGTATTATTGGTTCAATGATAACTGCCATACGGCAATATCCACGTAAGACGTACCTTGAGCTTTCCTTTATTGGTGGCGACGAAGGTATGGAATGGAAAGATCAAATGCTCGACATTCTTCAGCGTTGGGCTTACGATAATAATTGTAGTGGTATAGAGTCCTGTGCGCGTCTTGGATGGGCTAAGATTTTTAAAGATGATGGTTACCGCCCTATGTGGCAGATGTTTGAGTTACCTATGGGTGTAGAAGGTCTAGGAGAGTAATATGTCCAGCGGTGGAGGTGGCACTACCACGCAGTATGTGAAGTCAGAGACATCCAACCTCCCTTCATATGCGCAGCCATATTATACTGATCTTATGAGCCGTGCGCAGGCGAACCTGACAACGGGCTTCCAGCCCTATCAGGACGCCGGTGGTAATCCTATCCAGCGTATTGCAGGCTTCACGCCGCAACAGCAGCGAGTTCAGCAAGACGTTCTAAACCAACAGACGCCGGGTCAGTTTGGCACAGGCTCACAGCTTGCTGCTACTAGCGGTCTTGGTGCGCTACAGGCGGCCCAATATAACCCAAACCAATTCAATTCCCAGCAGATTGGCCAGCCGAACCTTAACCAGTATGCTATGCAGGGTCCGAATGATGTACAGGCGATGCAGCAGGATGCGCCCGGGATGGGCACTGCTCAGACTGGGTATCAGCCTAACCTAAACGCTTACCAGATGCAGCAGCCGGGTAGCGTGCAGGGCAACAGTGTGCAGTCGCAAGACATGCAAAGTGCACAAACAGGTTATAACCCGAACCTCGACTACTTCCAAATGCAAGGTCCGGGCAGCTTCGGTTCTACTCAGGCCCAGCAGTACATGTCGCCATACATACAGAATGTGGTTGACGTCCAAAAGAACGAAGCAGTCCGTGATGCACAGAAGGGGCAGCTTACCCAGAACCTTGGCGCTGTACGGCAGGGCACTTATGGCGGTGCCCGCCAGCTTCTTTCTCAGACAGAAAACCAACGCAACCTTGGTATTCAGCTTGGAAACATTCAAGCTCAGGGGTCACAACAAGCGTTCCAGAATGCGCAGCAGCAGTTTAATACCGAGCAGGCTCAACAGCAGCAGGCGGGTCAGCAGAACCTTGCGGCTCGACTTGGAGTTCAGCAGTTAGGTACCCAAACAGGTGCGCAGACTGCTCTCGCTAACCTCACGAACGAGCAGCAGTCACGGATTACTAATCAGGCTCAGCAGTTCCAAGCTCAGGGTATGAACGCGCAGCAGGCAATGCAGGCGGATCTTGCTAATCAGCAAGCAGGTCTAACCGCAGGTCAACAGAACCTTAGCGCTAATTTGCAGACGCAGCAGCTTGGTACTCAGACAGGTCTTCAGGCTGCGTTGGCTAACTTGTCATCCGAGCAGCAGGCCAATGTGCAGAACCAAGCGGCTCAGCTTCAACAACAAGGTCTTAACCAGCAACAATCGCTGCAGGCTGCTATGGCTAACCAGCAGATGGGCTTCAACACCGGCCAACAGAACCTCGGCGCTGCGATGCAGACACAACAGCTTGGCGCTCAAACGGGCCTTGCTGCGCTGCAGTCGAACCAACAGTATAACCTTGAAGCCCAGAAGCTTAACGAGCAGTCGCGTCAGTTTGGTGCGCAGCAGGGGCTTGCAGGTTTGGCTCAAGCTAACCAATCGGCTCAGACACTTTCCAACCTTGGTAGTGCGCAGCAGCAGAGCAACTTGGCTATGTACGGTCAGCAGCAGGCGACAGCGGCTCAGCAGCAGGCGCTGCAGCAGGAGACAATGAGCCAGCAGTATCAGGACTTCCTGAACCAGCGGGACTACTATAATAACCAACTGCAGCAGTACAGCAGCCTGCTTCAAGGTGTGCCAGTTGCAGCTAATACAAATTCAACACAGTCAGTCCCTAATCCGGGTCTAGCGCAGCAGATCATGGGTACGGGCCTTGGCGCGGCCAGCATCTATAAGACTTTCGCGGGTGGATAATTATGGAAACTAAACCATTCAGCATTCAGTCTCCTGAGGTAATTGCCAAGCAGTACGGCGGTAATAAACAGAAGATTGCTCAAGCCATGCAGATGGGGATTATTGACCCGACTGCGGGTACGTTGGCTGGTATGTTCATCGACCGGATGCGTTCCGCTGCGCAAGCAGAACAGACACCGCAGCAGACTGTTGCTCAACAGGTTATGGCCCCGCAGCCTCAGGCTCCACCTATGGGCGCTCCACCTATGGGCGCTCCACCTATGGGTCTTCCGGCTGGCCTTGGTGCTATGCCGGAAGCTGCACCTATGGGTCCGCCCCCTACTATGGGTCCGCCCCCTACTATGGGTCCGCCCCCTACTATGGGTCAGCCTAGCGCTCCACCTCCGGGTATGGCTATGGGCGGTATGGTGCCCCCGTATGCTTCCGGGGGTCTTACCGACCTCCCTATTCCTGATACTATGTTCGATGGACCAAACAACGGTGGTTATGCCAGTGGCGGCATTGTTGCGTTTAGGACTGGTGCTGACGGTAAAGAAATGACACCAGCAGAAATAGCCGCAGAACTAGCCGAAGAGGATGAGATCATCGTTACCGGACGGCGAGACCCTGCTTTGGCTCCGCGTGTGTCCCTTGGTGGGATACCTACGTTCGATCTGCCCGAAACTATCTTTGGTGTGAGCGGTGATCTAGGAACCAACCTTGCTGACTATCAAGCTAAAACCCCTATTGAAACGAAGCAGCGGGACCGTCTGACTGCAGCTTATGAAGATGAGCTTAGCCCTGAGAGTATTAAGAAAGCCAAAAAGCAAGATATGTGGATGGCTCTGGGGCAGATTGGTGCCAAGATGGCCTCTACTCCCGGCTCGTTCCTACAAGCTGCCAGTGCTGGTATGGCCGAGGCTTTGCCCGGTATTGCAGCTTCGGCTAAAGAACGTAAAGCTGACCAGCGGCAACTTCTCAAGAACCTGCAGGAGCAGGAAGGTCTTAGCAATAAGGAAGCTAAGGAAGCAGCAAACATCGCTCTGGATATGCAGACTAAGTACGGTACGCTTGCTATAGCTCTGCAGGATAACGCCTTCAAGGAGCGTTGGGCGCAGATGGATGATGCCACTCGCCGGTATATCGGTAAACTTAGCGCTGCTTCATCGAACTACGGCGCACTTACGGGTTATAATGCATCAATATATGGTAGTAAACTAGGTTATAGTGGGCAGGTAGACGCGGCACGAATTAGGGAAAAGCAAAATGAACAACGAATGTATATTCAAGCGTCTAAAATTCTCGCTGAATCGATAGGACCGGGTGGGGCACTAAGTGCAGCGTATAGAAAAGCTGTTGAGGCTGGTAAGGGTCCTGAGTTTATTAAAAAAGAGATGCAAAGTACCTTAGATGCCTTTGACGCTGGCGATACCCCCGTAAACCTTGGCGATTATCAACCGTAAGTTAAAGGCTACTACTGATAAGAAAGCCGTGTAAATGCCGACATATACAATGACGGGTCCCGGTGGTCAGGTGTTTCAGCTTGCCGCTACGGATGATGTACCACCTGAAAAAGTTAAAGCGGAACTACGTAAGCGTATTGGCGCTTATCTTGAGTCCCAAGGTGGTACTCCCACCACACCTACTCCTGTAGCTGTACCTACCGTTGCACCTGCTGCCGATGAAGAGCAGGGAAACTTTCTTACTCGTGCGCTCAAGCGGGGCGTACCCGCAACCCAGTCGGGTTTGGCTACTGTAATTGAAGACTTACCCAATAGCCTACAGGGTCTAACCGGGGAATCAGCTAAGTATTTACGCGAAGCTGCACAGGCTCGCGAAGAAGAGCTTGGACCCCGTAAGTTTAAGGGGGTATTTGAGGAAGAAGGCTTCGGGCGTAAAATTGGCTCACTGGCCGAGACGGTAGCAGAGAGTTCTATTCCGACCCTAGCAGGTATAGTTACCGGCGCTGTTACTCGTAGCCCCGTAGCTGCTGGGGCAGTTATGTTCGGTGGCAGTGCACCAGTAACTTACGGGGGTATCCGAGAGCGGCAGAAGACCGAAGGCATTGATGATATAGGTCGCGCAGTTGTCGGCACCGCTGTATCTTCCGCGCTTGATATTCTTACAGGTGTAGGCGGTAAAGTACTTAGCACAACCGCTGCGCTCGCGGCGCGTAAAGTCCTCGAGAGGGGGCTTAAGCAGGCTGTAATCCGGGTGTCTAAGACAGCGGGCGTAGAATCCGGTACCGAAATCCTTCAGAACATAATCGAGCAGGTGGCGGGAGGTACTGACCCTACTACCAAACGGTCTATGCTCGAGACTCTCGAAGCCGGTCTAGCGGGTGCGTTTGGTGGCACCGTGTTTAGTGGGGCCAAGGAAGCTGTAGTCGCCCCCTTCCGGCCTAAGGTCGGTGAGCTTGGGGCTGGTAATAAAGAAACACAACTTCGTGCTAGCCGTGAACTTGCGCGACAAGTTAGATCTGCGAGTATTGACCTCGATGAGGAGTCGATTGGCGCTACTTATAGTGCCCTAGTTAATAAATATGTGGCTGATGGTATGCCTATGGATCAGGCAATGATCAAAGCTAGCCGTTCCCTACCTAGTATTATTGGTGTTTCCGCTGATGATCTTGGAGGGATAGATACTTCAGGCGGTACGCCAGCGGCTGCACCCACAGTAAGTGTAGCTAACGTTAACGCCCCGGAGGCTAATACTACTGGCGCTACTATATTACGTGTACCACCACAAGCGGTTACTCCTGAGAAGGTAGCAGAAGTTTTACCAGCTATCGACGCCGAGTTTGCAACGTATGTAGATGATATTGAGGCTGAGTATGGGGTAACAGAGCTTACCCCCGAAACCCGCAACGCTGTGGCGGAGCTTATTGTTTCATCGCCGGAAATTGCGCCAATTGATGCTATCGGTAGTATACTTCGGAGTGCTGAGCGGGCTGCGGCTACCCCTGCCACTGCTTCAGTTGCGCCTACTGTTGATATGTTGGCTCCAACTGCTTCAGTTGTAAACCCGGTTGAAATTACTCCTGCCCCCGCATTAGATACCGCCGGGACTACACCCACTATTGATATGGCGGCTCCGCTTAAGCAGCGGACTGTGGCCGCGCAGCAACTTGTGGTAGACACGGTGGCTAACGACCCTACCCTTGCTGGTCTTGAGATTACCGATAGACAGCAGGCGATGGCGAAGAACCAACTTGCAAACGGTCGCCAACCTGATGCTGCTACAGCTATTAACGCAGTCCTTAACAAAACCCAGCTTGCAGCTATTGCTGCGCAACCCGCGATGGAAGCTCCGGCTCCCGCTGTTGTCCCCGCGCCACCTTCGGTTGACGAAGTTGCGGTGGCTCCTGTTGTAGAGGCTATCGAGCAAGCTGCTGCGCCTACTGGTAGTGTTGTTCCTTCGCTGGCTGAGACAGCAGCACGTGATGTTGGTATCACTGAAACCCCCACTGCGCCCGAGGTGACGGTGGAGGAAACCGCCGTAACTGAGCCAGTGGCCGAAGAAACCGCCGTAACTGAGCCAGTGGCCGAAGAAACCATACAAGAAACTACGCCCGGGGTGGCGGTGGAGGAAACCGCCGTAACTGAGCCAGTGGCCGAAGAAACCATACAAGAAACTACGCCCGAGGTGGCGGTGGAGGAAACCGCCGTAACTGAGCCAGTGGCCGAAGACGAGGAAGCCGCGTTTAATGGGGCGCTAGAAGCTGTTGAAGATGCCTATTGGGCTGAAGATGATAATGGTAACCCACTACCTGAGATCGACGAGAAGACGTACAATCTACTTATCTCTGCGGCAGAGGGTAAACGTGGTACTCCTGAGAAAATCCTTGCCGCACTCGAGCGGGCTAGGTCTCGTTTTTCTGAAGAACAGTTCAATCAACGCTACCGTCCCGGCACTGAGAATGCAGGTATACCACTTGCTGATGCGCAAGCTGCTGTAGGCGCAGTATCTAAGGGTATTGGCGCTAGCCCAAATGTGGTACAGTCGTTCTCCGATTTACCGATAGAAGCCCGACAGCAGGCTGAAGCAGATGGCGCAACAGACGCAGCCGGTATCACTACCCCCGATGGGCGGGTGCACCTTATTGCCGACCAACTTGCTGACGCTGCTGATGCGGTGGCTACCCTGTATCATGAAGTCTTGGGGCACGTGGGTCTATCGCGGTTGTTCCGTAGCCGTCTCGATACTCGCCTTAAAGAAATGTATCGCGGCAATAAGAAGCTGCGTGACGACACTGATGCGTTCATTGCAGAGAACCCTGACGCATACCCTAACGACCCTGACCCACTTGCCCGTGCAGTAGAGGAAATCCTCGCAAAGCGGTCGGAAGCTGGTAAAATCGAAGCTAGTCTACTGGCCAAGATTACGGGGGTCATCAAGGATGTTGGTCGCCGTATCGGTATTAAGTCAAACTTCAGTGACGCTGAAGTCGGAGCTATCCTCTCACGTGCTCATGATATGGCCATTAACGGTACGCAAGAAGGTGAAACTGGTCAGCGTTACGCCCGCAAAAAGAAAACTGGCCCGGGCAAAGCAGTGACGCGGGCTGAAAAAATGCTTGCCGACTCACATAACCCTAGCGCTACTAACCAAGCTACTTCAATCATTATGTCGATAGAGCGTAGCGTTCGTCGTTCGCGCCACCTCATGCGTATCATCCCCGCCAATATCACGATCAAACGTGGTCGGATTATGTTGCAGTTCATTACTCCTATAAATGTGGTTCGGCTGGCGAAGCGCCAGTCAAATGCTCTAGGGACGCGCCTTGATAAAGTAGCACTAGCTATGACGGAGATGCGCAACACCCGGTCTGCGATGCAAGTGAAGGTACAAGCCAGCGCGTATCGTTGGAACAAGTTTAATGGGCGTTTTAAGGAAGGGGGTAAACTCCTATCTGATATGATGAACCTTAGCACCCTATACGATATTGACCCGCGCCTTGCGACCAACGTCCGTGATTTCATTGCGCAGGACGAAAAAATTAAGGCAGTCATCGCGGACTCCAAGCTGGGGCAGCGTGCCAAAAACAACCGGATCAAGGACCGCACCGAGTTAGCTGAAGCCGTGTATAAACGTTGGGATGCCCTTGCTAACCCCGCGAACGGTAACGGCGAAGGCCGAAAAATATTTGATATGGCGGCTAAAGCCTATCGGGAAACTTTCGACCGCCAACTTAGTACAATGCTAAACCGTATCAACAACTCCACTCTTTCACCTACCCGTAAGGTTGCTGCTACTACGCAGCTAAAGGCAATGTTTGCAGAAGCAGAAAAGATTGGTCTCTACTTCCCGCTTGGGCGCGAAGGCGATTACTGGATGCGGTTTGGTACCGGTAAAGACCGTGGATACTTCCAGTTTGCTAGCAAGGTTGAACGTGATCTTGTGCTTAGTGAACGTTACGATGGGATGGTTGAGAGGGGTGAAAGGCGCTTATACGACGACGTTATCAACTCAGGTGAGCTTAGCTTTGGTGATAACGCCAACACGTTGCAGAGCGATGTTGTAGAAAACGATCCTACAAATATACTGCAGAAAATGCTTAATGAGTTGGATGCCGGGAATATTGGAGATCTTAAGGCTGTCAAAGAACAGCTTACTGAGATGTATCTGCAGACTATGCCAAAGACTATGCAGGCTGCGGCTATGCGGCGGCGTCAAGGCGTTACGGGTTTTACGGCTAATACATTGCGTAGTTTTGTCGTCACTCAGAGTGCAGCGGCTAGCCGCCTTGCTCGTTTAGAGCACGCAGATACTATCCGTAATAATTTAGGCAGGGCCTACGCTATTATTCAGAACGATCCTGATAAAGACCGGTTGTCGCCTTACGTCGATCAAATGGCTGAATTTGCTGGGCGGCAGCTAGCACCTACTAAAGGTGATCCTTGGGCTGAGTTTATTGCTACTGGATTAAATCGCGCTACGTTCTTGTATATGATGACCAGCCTTAAAACGGCTATCATCCAACCCCTGCAGCTTTCGACTGTCGGTATAACGCTGCTCATCCGCGACTACGGTGTCGGTGCCCCCGCGCTGGCCTTCCGTAACATGACTCGTTTCTATAAGCTGCTAGGTGTATCAAAGCTTGATGAGGATGGTAACGTCATTACCAACTGGGGCCAGCCTTCCATGAATGATGGCGGCTACATCAACGACAACCCTAATCCCGAGATGCGAACATTCCTTAAAGGTTTGTGGAGTGGTGGTAATGACCGTGGGATGTTCTCTACTAATTATACCGGCGACATCGTGGGTGACGCACAGGTAGACACTGGAGTTTTTAATAACGTAGTGCTTGAGTCAGGGCGTAAGACCTTAAACTTTGTGCATAACTTCATGACAGGCGCGGGCTTTCACACTGAGCGTCTATCGCGTGAAATCATGTTCATGTCAGCCGGTGAGCTTGAGTATAAGAAGCTACGTAAAGCAGGTGTTAGCGAAGCAGATGCTGCTAAACGTGCAGAGCAGAAGGCTGCGGAGCTTACCCTTGAGGGTCTATTTGATTATGAGGTAGACTCTAAGCCGATGGTAGCGCGTGGGCCTCTAGGTCGCGTTGTTTTTCAGTTCGCTACTTTCCCGATGAACATGTCCTCGCTGCTCATCAGGAGTTTTTACAACGCCGTGAGCCTTAAATCGACATCTAAAGAACGTAGGGATGCGTCGATTATGTTCTTCGGCACGATGGCCTCAACCTTCATGTGGGCTGGTGCCACTGGTTTGCCGTTGTACACGACGTTCATGGGGCTTGCTGATGTTGCACGAGAGTTATTCCGCCCTCTACTTGAGGACGACGATGAAGACCCGGGCATGTATAATGCGGAGTCTGGTAATCCTATGGCTTACGCCAGCATGGATCTTTGGTTCCGGCAGTGGTTCTTACCCAATATGTTGGGTGGGGGCGTTGCGCAACGTGCACTTGAGATGGGGCCGATCTCGGCCTACACGGACATCAACTTTGAATCGTCCATGTCGCTTAACAATATGTTCTTCCGTGACGAGCAGCCAGCGAAGAATGTTGCTGATGCAGTGCAGAACCTGATCATGAGCGCTGGTCTAGGTGCGTCTGGCGGTATGGCTAAGCAAATATCTCAAGGCATTGACTTTATGCTTGCAGGTGATGGTCAACGTGCGGCTGAAAAGCTCATGCCATACAACTTCCTGCGCCAACCCCTGATTGCTAAACGCCTTCAGGAAGAAGGATACATTACCTCTAAGAACGTAGAGCTTAAGTCTGAAGAGTTTTACACTGTAGGTAAGCTCTTCGCGCAAAATATAGGTTTTGGTTCGACTGAGGTGGCAGAAATACAGAAGCGCAACATCTTGTTCTCCCGCGCCGAGGATAAGATCGATACTATTAGGTCAAAGGTTCAGCGCGGTTATGCGGAAGCGTACCTTAAGTACCTATCTAAACCTACTCCCGAGAACGAAACTGCCTACGAGAAGGCTACTGAGCGGTGGGATGAGTATAATATGGAGTATGGCCTCATCAAGCCAATCACTGGCCCCCAGATGAAGCAGTCAGTTGTGTCCCGTGCGGAGGATCGTGCAGTGGCCGGGGATATTGGCGGTATCCAGACAGATAAGAATATGCGGGTACTTGCCCAAGATATGTTGGCGCAAGGTCAATAAAAAGCCCCCCAGTTGGTGCAAACTGGGGGGCTAGTGGTACCCGAGGGTACCGGGGAAGGAGCAAACTTCCTGAAACGATGTTATACTCACTGACGCCAGATACGTAAACCCCTAATTCCATCGCAGATCACGACTTTCATCAAGATCTTTATCCGCAGACGCCCACAGACGTCCACTATGCTTTGCTTGGCCTCCACAACGTCGAGGCACGGGAAGAACATTGACCTACCTTTTTTGAAGGTGCGCCAGTCAATGTCGTAATCAATCCCCCCCACTCTCATCGACCTGCCCCACCTCGCCAGTCTGCTCCGTAGTGTCGCTTCCCACGATGCTATCCAAGTTGAGGAAGCCACCCACAGTCGTATCAAAGACCAACGAATAGACCCCCGGCGTGATAACCTTCATACCCTTTGATAGCCGCTTCACCTCTGGCCTGAGGTATATGCCCTGCTTCCTAAGCTGGTCTAGGGTTTCCTTGTAGTTAATCTGGGTATCAACACAGTCGTTCTTAAAGTGCTTTGCAGATATATACATACGGTTGGTATCTGGCTCGTAGCGTACCAGCAGTTCACCTTTCGGTTCAAGCTGCGGCAGCATCGGCATTTGAGTGCGGCGGTCCACGTTATCGTTAACGACGAGAATATTCTGTACGTGGCGGTTCAGATAGTCACCAATGATGGTCGCAAGGTCAGTAGCGGGGGGCTGCACATCTTCACGTAGAACAAGCAGCATCTGGGTAGCCCACTTATAGATACGCTTCATATCCCAATCAATTAGGCCAAGCTCCTTAGCGATCAAGCCTCCAGTAATATTCGCAGCAATGACGGCGGACCAGAAACGTTCGCGCTGCGTCAACTTGAGTTCGCGGTCTAACTTAGCTTGGATTTGCTTGAACGTCTCGATCACTTCCTTCTTTTTCTTAATCAGGTAGGTGGCGTAGATTACCCCCGCATGGCCGTAGTTGCCAAATAGCTGGTGGTCGAACATCTGTTTTGCATAATCCACCTCAAGGACACCAGAGTAGTCGATCTTATACTCCATCATGCGCATCATCTCCCCGTCTGGCGTAGCCTTTGCCTTAATTAGCTTTTCATAGAAGGATGCGTTCGAGGAGCAGAGACTGATTGTCTGCCACCGTGTGTTGTTGATGCGGAGCTTGTTACCGCTGGCCTCCATGCGCTCCTTCCCCTTACCGTTCGCCATTGCATAAGCAAAGTCGGAGAAAGCCATTGGGGCCATGTTAGTCACTTCATCCACCGTGTAAGGTAGGTTATTATACACGCCGAGGCGCATGATACTGGCGTTTACCGTGTCCTGCGGGGTCGTGCAGAGGTGCTTTGGGTGGCCCCAGACGCTGTTGCACATATGTAGGATGGTAGTCTTACCAGTGCCGGAGTGTTGATGGATGACGTTGATGATGGCACCACTCTGGCCAGAGAAGCGCAGAAGTGGTGCACCAAAGGCAGTAAGCGCAGCAAACGCATTACCCTCAAGTCCCGGACGACCGTAGATATTGAACACTTCCTTCCACTTATCGAGGGTGCCCACAGCGCCCATATGCGTGGCTATCTGTTCAGTAGTTGATGAAGGGGGGCTATAGAATACGCCCTCTGCGGTGACTTCCTTATCACCTACGATAAACTTACTGTCATTATCAGCCCAACCAAATTGGAGTCTCATAAGTTCTGCCTTTTTGCCATATTGGAACGTGTCGATTGCCGAAATTAGGTACTCACAGATAAGGTCGAAGCGCTTCGCGCCAACCATCACGCCTTCGCCTGACAGTATTTTGCGTAGCTCTGTCTTGTCTGTTATCTTGTTGTTAGGGATGATAAACTCTTTCACGCCATCGCTGGGTGTGTGCAGCCGGATAACGACAACATCGCGCTGCACGGGGTCGTGCATCCGCTTCACCACATAAAGGTCGTGTTGGTAGACAAAGACCGGATCACCCTCGTCCTTAAAGGGTTCTCGCCAGATGCCACCTTCCTTGCCGCGATAGAACGGTTTGGGATACTCTGGGATGGTGACCATCTCCATTTCACCTGTGCGCTCGTTGAGCAATTCCATCGTGCGCTCTTCAACCGTAGCGCGGGGAACTATCATGCCCAAAGATATCGGGTTCTTGATCTTCCCGAAGTTTGGGCACCCAGTGCAGCCACCGGGATTGTTCCGTTCAAAAGTGGCGCAGTTGTGCGGCTGCTCGATGTGAGCAATCTTTTGCACCGTTTTCCCGGGACTATAATCGGGATGCTGGTTCGATAGTAGGTGGATAGACTTATCGGCGTCGTCGCAAAACTTAGCTACTGACAAAGCATCGAACCACCGAGGCTCCGAGATAGTAGTCTGGTTCTGGTAACAGTCGAGAAGCTGCTGGCACCCTTGACCCTTGAAACTGCGCGTCATAATGCGCTTAAAGCTTTTGCCTATGCTTTCCTGCAACGCTTTGCCTAGAGCGGTGAGGGGGCGCTTCGCTGGTAGTGGCTCCGTTGTAACCTGCTTAATACCCAGTAGGGTTATAAAGTCCTCGAAGTTAGTTGGCTTACCTTCATGGATTACTGATACTAGGCTAGCTGGATCGTCTTTAAAGTTAAGGGTGTCCGGTATACGTAGTACCCGTGCCACCTCAAAAACCGCAGGATCAACGTGAAGTTCGTGGGTTACACAGAGTTCGCGTAGTCGCGCAGCGACAGGCTCCCACTGCTCACGAGTCACTTCCTCGGTCATCGGCCAGTATACGTGTAACCCGCGCCCTGAATTAACGAGGATGGGTTTAGGTAGGCCGATAGTCCGACAAAACTTTTGTAATGCGGCTAAGGCGGAAGGCTGGTCTATATAACCATCCGGCCTTTGGGTTTTTTGGTTTACTATTACCTTGGTAGGTCCGCAGTCGATGTCCAACCAGAAAGATTTAATGGCTCTGACGTTACTCTTTTTTCGGCCTGATCCGTCAGTGTATTTTGCTACACCGAAGAAAACATTCCGCTTCTGTTGCACCATCAAAGCGGCAATTTCATCTACTTCCTCGCGGGTTTCCACGAGGTACTGTTTGATGTTATCGACTCCCTTAATACCAAGCACGGCAAACCATCCAGAGGAAGGTTGCACAGCGTTTAAGAGGTCAAATTGTGTCATATCTGCCAGTCAGCGAAAGCTACCTCTCGCATATGTTTTGATACCAGTAGGTTTACGCCTTATCCGAATTGCGTTATATAAGACTCGAGCAAAGTAACTAATGCCGAATGCGGATTAGTTACTCCCGCAAACCAATTATATACCGTCTGTCGAGTAACGCCCATCCTGTTCGCTACTGTCGTAACCGATACGTCGTGTTTAATACACACCCGCCCGAGGCGGACACCCAGTAAATTACTGGGTGCCCTTCGGTTAAGATCACGTAGTCGAAGGCTATAGCCCTGCGACATGCTTAGTCCTCATCGTCTGTGTCATCACCCCAAGCGTTTACGATAGACGCAAGGTCCCCAGATACGGCGGAAGTTTTTGTAGTTGCGGAAGGCTTGGCACTACGCTTTACTGGGGCAGCGGGTACTTCATCTTCAACACCAACATCATCGTCGTCTGGCTCTTCGGAGCGAGGGACAACAGGGGCAGGAGCGGGTTTAGGTGCTTCCTGCTTAGGCGTAGCCTTAACACCGTCAGCAGCAGCAATAGTAAGCTGCACGTACTTTTTGGTTTCAGGGTCTCTCTGTGCCTCAACGACCAGCGCGTACTCTGAATCGCTGATGCCGCGCAGCGGCGTGAACAACAGTTCCATGCTATCAGCGTTTAGGTTGTAGCTGATATTGGTCACGACCGTATCAGGGCTTTCACCGTTACCCAGAAGGTACTTAATATAGCTCTCGAATGGGTGCACGTTGCCGTTACCCTTACCGAAGAGCGACTTGGCGGGCACGTTAAACTGATAGACTTCGCCAGTTGGATCACCCGCAAGCAGGATAGCGATACGGCGCTGGAAGCGACAAGCACGACCGCCATTGTCACCAGAACCCTTCACGTTTTGTGAGCAGTCCATGCAGTTAGAGTGTTGTTTGTTAGAGGCAGAAGCCTCCGGCTTATCACCGAGGTTTGACCAGCAGTCAGGCAGCGTAGCCTTTGCATTAGGGTCATACTTGCCAGCGTAGAACGTGCGGCTAACCTTAGGTAGTGCGTCAACGATTATAGCGTTGAACTCGCCACGGATAGCGTTACCATTCTGCTCACCATTAATCATACGTTTGAAAGTGCCGTTGGTATTAGTGGCGATGCGGCGCATACTGCTAGTGGCTGCGAAGGTTTTAGCGAGGCCGGTTAGCTCCCGCTTTGATGCAGTAGAAACTGCGCCAGACTCTCTGAAAATAGAAATATCGCCCATAGTTTCCTCTTATTTGTTGGTTGGTTTGCGGACTTGTACAACATATTTGCTGTCACACTGTAACCCAGCGGGAAATGCTTCGGGGTTATCTTGTATGAACTGCTTCATGTTGCCGTTATGGATACGCTGCTCCAAGAGTTGCGGAGCATCGTATTCCTTAATAAAGCTATACATCGTTTCCCAGTCGCTAGTCCAATAGCGGGAGTTAATGCGCCGACTAATTGTACCGTTGGGGGTCTTAATGCTGTCGGCGTCCTGCTCTCTGCAGATTTCCAGCAGCTTGTTACTAATTATATCAAGTTGCTCCTTGAGGGCGGCTATATCGTCTTTATGCTGCTCTTCCTTCTCTTCGATAGCGGCCCGGATTTTCCGGTAAATTGCTACCATACTACTAACTGGTAATTCAGTTTCGATCATAATTGCTCCTCTACCCTAAGGCCCAACCAATATAACTTAACATTTTACAGTGTCAAGGGATATCTGTAGCGATTTGCCTATAGAGGTCGATAATTTTCTCGTGGTTTGTGATGTTATGTTGCAGCATGTGGTAGAGCTTAGCCTCTACGTCGCTACCTTGAATATGGACAACGGTCATGTTGTTCTTCTGCCCCGGGCGGTTGATACGGGCGTTCGCTTGTAGGTAGGTTTCCACGCTCGTCACAGGTGCGTACCATATAACAGTGTTAGCTGCTGTCAGCGTCAACCCGTGCGATGCGGCCTGTGGCTGAATGATAAGCACATGTGGGTCTTTGCGAGTTTGGAATTCCTGCACGATCTCACTACGGCGGTTCACTGGTACCTTGCCGTTGATGACATCACACGAGATACCTTCCTTCTCTAACCTCTCACGTAGTAGTCGGATGGTATGTGTGAAGGGCACGAAGACTAACACTTTATGGCTAGATTCATCTATGACTTCTAAGACAGCCGTTAAACGGTTGCTAACATCAAACTCGATTACCTCACCAGTATCCGTATAGACCGCGCCCCCACTAATCTGGAGTAGCTTATTAATCTTGGTGGCGGCGTTGACCGCACTGACCTCTTCGCCCGCTGCCTCGAAGAGCATCTCTTCCTTAAGCATCTTGTAGTAGGACATCTGCATCTTGGTTAGCGGTGCTTCACGTTCCATATACGTAACGTCAGGTAGGTCGAGACAGTCCTTCCTCTCAAACCGGATGGCTGGCTGCAACACCCTGTGCACGATACTTTCCGCCTGTGGCTTCGCCAGCCACTTAAACTGCGTTGCCTTGTACATAACCTGATCTCGGAACGAGCCGTAGTATTTAGGGCAGTTATCGGGGTTAACTAACTTAGCTAACCCATAAGCATCGAGAGGACTTTGTGCTGCTGGTGTACCAGTAAGCATCCAAAGACGCGGCTTAGTTGTGTTGATGATACGGTTAAGCACCTTCCAGCGGTTAGTCTGCGCGTTCTTATAGGCGCTAGCCTCATCCACTACGATTAAATCAAAACCACCGTTGAGGACAGCCTCCTCAACAACAGCCAACCCATCAAAGTTAAGAATGACGAACTCGTTGCCAGCCTTGATGATCTTCTCACGCTGCTTGGCTACACCATGTGCGATAGAGCAAGAGCGGTGCATTGCAAAGGTGAACAAATCCTGCTGCCATGCGGCCTTCATGATGGACAGCGGACACAGCACGAGTATGCGTTTAATCTCGCCTATCTTAATCAGGTAGTCCGCAGCCCAGATAACCGAAGCGGTCTTACCTGTACCCTGCTCGTTGAAGCAGAACGCCTTATCGTTGAGGGTGAGAAAGGAAGCGGTGTCTTTCTGGTGGTCAAACGGCTTGTGCTTACCGGGCCACTTATAATGCCTTTTGATTGGGGATGGTGGGTCAGCTACACCAAGCTTTATAAGCGCCTTAGTTTCCTTGAGGCCCCATCTTACTGCTACTTCGTACGTATCCCCATCCTGCTTATATACCGCGCTCTTCTTGATGTTGTCGGTAATTATATTGGGTTCAGTAGTCCTGACGAGTAGCACCTTATCGTCAATACTTTGCATTATTTCTTCCGTTCCCGCTTGCTGGTCTCGTCTACCAGATTATGTTTACTATCCCGTTTAAAAGAGCGGTTTTTGGCGGCGCTCTCAACACGTACACCTTGCTTATTGCCACCCCCTTTATCGAAAGCCACCTTGTGGGCTACATCTTTGCCGTCGCCCTTCTTGACCTTACCCGCTTTCATAAGCTCGGCACGGGCAGCGTTACGGGCAGCACGGTTCTTCTTTTGCTCAGCGCTAGACCCGTACTTGGCAGCGTTGACATATTTGCGGTCGGCTTTGTCCTTGTACGGCATAACTATCTCCTTGGGCGATGATGCTCGCACTTTACCACAGGGCACCACCCACACAAAGGTCCAGATTTCGGGTTCCAAACACCGTTGTCCATTGCAGTATGAAGTTGATCTAGCTGATTATCAAACACGGAGAAGTACGCATCTAGGTGTTCACGAGTGTGCGTCTTCTTAGGAAACTCGTTGCTGACCACGAAGGCTAGACCTGATTTAATCTTCATCACCTCCGGGAAGTGTGTAAATATAGCTCCCGCCATCAGGTCTAGCTGCTTCATATCTGCGTACTTAGCGTTCTTACCTGTCTTGTAATCTACCATGTGAGCGGTCTTACCGTTCACGATTAGCAAGTCTACGATGCCACGCCACCACACCCCCTTGTCAAAGAAACCGCATGGCTCGAAACCAGTGTCCGTATCCTTGACACCTAATTTCAACTCGGTGTGCTTCTGACCGGGGAAGTTAGATAGTACTTCCACTACGCTAGCATACTGTTTGAACTTAGGGGGGATGGGTGTGCCGTTCTTGACGAACAACTCGGCAGCTTCGTGGAAGTCGGTCCCATATTGCGCGGCAGGGCCAGCCTCATCCCTAACGTCCTTAGCCACTTTTAAATGGAAGTACTTTTTCGGGCACTGGTCGAAAGTCTTGATGCTGCTATACGACCACGCTGTCATACTCGTTTCCTTCGTGTGTATCGTGCGTATCCTGTTTTACGCAGCGCTCACCAAAAAATACTATCTTCTCAGAGTTGTATAGCATAGTGCCGCCCGGTTTACCCCTACCCATTCTATGCGCTGCCCTGCGCCATACGGCCTTCAGGATATTACCCTCGGCAAAGTTCATCTCCATTGCTTCAATGATATCGTTGCACTCGGCAGTATAAGGCTCGCCACCAGATGTTGGTGAAGTAACGTACACACTGTAATAGTCGCTGTGCCCCCCAGTCAGGTATAGAGGACGCCTTGCGTCACACAGATAACAAAACTTGGAATTGTAATTAATATAGTCATGCCTGCACGTCATTTCAAATTACCCCCACTTTTAAGTATGTCCCCATTGTAAACATACGTTCCAACGTGGTCTAATTTCACGAAGGGGTGAGCGTGTATTTTCCCCCCGTGTTTGCGAAACAGTTCGCAGAAGTGGTAATCCTCCGATAGCAGCGCACCGCTCTCGTCGATGCTGGTAGCAAAGAACTCATGTGTCAGTGGCTTATCATACTCGCCGTCTGGTTTAATGAATGATGATACCCGATAGGTTGGCACATGTGGCGCAAGGTGGTCGAACACCCCCCGCTTGATAAGCATAAAGCCCGTGCCGCCATGTCGTATTTCAATGACACCGCGCTCGTCGGTCTCAACGTGGCCGTCTCCTACCATGTTAAACACGAAGGCACCGCCATAGTCGTGCAGGTCATCCTTACCAGCGGATACTGCACGTTTGATGCTATCCCAGTTCACTTCCTTCTTCGGATAGATGCCGCACACGATGTCATCATCCACTGCTAGTAGCTGAGCAACAGCATCCCCGTCGAAGCCGATGTCAGCGTCGATGAACATTAGGTAGTCACAGTCTGTAGCTAAGAAAGTACGTGCAAGCTCGTTACGTCCCCGGGTAATAAGACTTTCGTTGGTCAGGTGTGCCCAGCGCACCTCAACACCTATCTCCCGCATCTTACTAACGGTGTTAAGCAAGCCCATCACGTACATACCCGCGCACATTCCACCGTACATAGGCGTGGCAATCATAATCTTAGGCCGTTTCATATTCCTACCCCTCCTTAACTTTTAGTGCCCAATGGAACCAGTATTTTGTAAATTGGTATTCGGTCATTTTTTAATCCCTGTGAGGATTGCGGCCTTTGAGTATGCATTTGTGGTTAACATAGTAGGGGAGGGCCACGTTGTATCCACCAATTGGTTACGACGGGATCGAGGAGTGCTAAGTTGCTGTACGTCCTGCATACTCTGACGCTCGTGCTCTTTTCCTTCCTCTTCCTTACGGCGGCGTTCGGGGCCGTTGAGTAGTTCCTCCATCACCTGTTCGTGGATTTCAGCTAGCCGAATGTCCCGTATCCCTGCGAGGATTGCAGCCTTATCAGTTTCGTTCCCATAGGTGTTGATGTCGTTTATGTGTTCTTCCCAGCGGGCACGAGCAAACCCCTCTCTTTGCCTAAACTCTCTGGGATGGCTCTTCATCCGTGCGAGCAGTAGTCGTACGACTGCATGCAATCCCTCTACCACTTACTTGCTCCTTTTATGCTCTGTAACTCTCGGCTCTCCAGCCAGTCTATTATCTGCAGCGGCATCGAAGTGCCGGTATAGGGCGCACTCCTTACCCACCATAGCTTGCCCCCATCTTACTCTCACAGTTTAGTGGTAGGCCAGTGGCCCACTTAGGTTGGATACGCATACACTGCTCAACGAACTCTCGTGCATCTGATGCTTGTTCCGTAGGTGTAACGATACCCACGGCATCATGCACGGTCATCACTACCTTCTGGGAACGAGAAATCATAAGCATCTGCTCACCGATAATAATACGGGCCAATGCCTGACACACGTTCTCGATCAGCTTCCCTCCATATATACGGTTGGGGATGGCGGAGCGGCCCCGCTTCTGGTTGTAGATGAACTCTGGCTTACCTTTGTCGCCCGTTACTTTACGTAGGTTAGGGTACTTTAGGTACAGCCCGTTGGGTAGACGTATACCAAAGCCGTTAACTAAGACTACACCCTCCCTACCTAACGGCGAAGTTACGCCGTCAAGCAGGGCTTCGATAGTTCTTTGCCCTTGCTGCCAAAGTAGGGGAATCTTTGAGTATGTCTCACGATATACCCTAATGATGTACTCACACTGACTCAGCGTCATAACGACGCCAAATGTCTTTAACTGCACCTTAAACTTAGCGGGACCCATGCCATAGCCAGCGCCAAGGATGGTGGTCTTACCCACGAAACGTTCGAGGTCCGTGATTTGATCTGCTGGCTTGTTATAAATAGCGGAAGCCATGATCTTATAAACGTCCTCGCCTCGAGTGAAGGCATCCACTAAGTCATCCTGCCCAGCCAGCCACGCTAAGGTCCGCGCCTCAATCTGACTGCTATCACAGTCAATAAACATATAACCTTCCGGTGCCAGTATAGCCTTCTTGAGTAGCGACTTGCGGGGTAGGTTCTGCATATTCACCTTGTCATCACCACCCCAACGCCCAGTGTGAGCAGCGTAGTAGCGCAGGGGGATTGGCAGTGTGCCGCGATGGGCGATGTTGATGAACCGCTGCGTCCTTGTCTCTTCCAACGTAGACTTAACGCCCATACGCGCTGCCACAATAGCTTGCACCATTGGGTCATCATGCTCCAACAGCGCCTTGAACGCTTCGTCGGTTCTAGCAAAAGCATAGGTCTCCTTACCCGTTGCAGGGCTAAGCTTCATCGGCACATCTGCCCCATGAAACTTAAGTAGCGCGGCTAGCTTGGGGTTACTCATAAGCTCCGCCCTGTCGTAGTTGAGCTTACTCATAAGCTCCGCCTTGGCGGCTTGTACGCGGATAATATGGTCCTCGAGGAGGTTCTTATCTAACCGTAGTACTGGTTCGCTAAACATACGAACCGTCAAGTCCACTAACCGATGCTCACGCGCGGGGAACTTAGGTGCCATGCGCTCGAACAGCTTAAGCGTTAGGTCGCAGTCGTTACGACAATACTCCCCATAGCGGGTAAGGTCGTAAGTTGTGAAGTCGATGCGCCGTTTGCCCAGCGCGTTGAGTACTTCTGTACCCTTCTCGCCAATATTATAGAACGCGGCCATAGACTTTAAGCTAACCCCCGTCTCATTGCCATGTAGCGCACGAGCCATAGCTAGCGTATCAGCGATGTGTTTGGGGCGGATGTCAAAGTGCCAGTTAAGGATAGCCATGTCGAACATAGCGTTGTGAGCCAGCGCAATGGCGTCATCCCAGTGGAATTGATCGAGCCACCGCTTAGTTTGTGCTCTGGTCCCACTGAACCATACTGCGTCGCCGTTACCTACCTTTACAGCTACGCCGATAACCTCAAACTGAGGGTCGCGGATATACTCTTCGGTGGTCACCTTAGACAGCGAATACGCAGGGTCGTAGTAAGTCTCGAAGTCGATTGTGAGGATGTTCATCGCGGCATCTCCCCCGATGATAGTTCCCTCAATAGCTGGCGGAGCATATCCCAGTTCTCCTCGTTCACTACGACAGCTACACCGCCGCAATGGCGGATGCGTTCAATCTCGCGGGCTTGTAGGACGGTCAGCTTGCCACCACCCGCCTTGCACTCAATGGCAAGGAACTTACCTTTTACACACGCTATAATATCAGGGACGCCACTACGTCCGTAACCATGCGTTGCGGGGAAAAAATAATAGACGCCCTCTGCTTTGAGGGCAGACACTACCTTATCCTTAACTTTCTTTTCTGGTGTTGCTGCCATGAGTTGCTCCTCGTTGATTAGCATACCATTACATTATACAGTGTCAAACACAAAATGGATAGCCTAACAATGTTAGGTCTTAGGTTTGGTGAACTCAATCAGCGCAATGCGCATCGCAGTAGATGAACCATTAAAGTGGTCTACCACATACTGCGGTAGCCGTATGGCCACCAACTTCATGCTTTCCTTCTTCACCTTGTTAGGGCCACGCTGGCCCCGATAGCGTTTGGGTTCTTCGGTCATGTTGTTCCCTCAAAAATAGCCCGCACGTCTGGCCGGTCGTAGCAAATCTGCACCATCGTGCCTTCGTCAATTTGGCCCGACCTGTAGCAGGCGACGAGTTCCGCAGCCGTAGCAGGAGAAGCCTTGCTCATTTCGGTTGGTTGCTTAGCTAACATTGTTAGGTCTACTTGAGTGGTCATAGGTGCAATACCCCACTCGTTATACACCGATCCACCGACACTGGTGTTACTCCTTCTTTAGACGATACAAAAAACTTATCTTTTTCCAAACGAACGCCGTGGCCCTCTACACATGTCCTGTTCTCAACCATCTTGAGAATACCTACAGACCGTTTAATATGCAGAGGTAGTTGGTCAGTATCAAGAATGCTGGTGACTCCACCAGTAACTAGAACATACTTCTCGTCGCGTATCAGCACAGTAGTACCGGAGTTGTCGTCCATAGCCTTATTAAGCGCTTCTGTGGCTAGCCGCGACTTATATGCTTCTAGCATCCCATCGAGCGAAGTAGCATTTACTCCTGCTTCGATAGCCATTTGCTTGACATGATCCCAATTGTTTATGGTGTAAGTTTCCAAGAAATGTTTCAAGACATTATATTTACTATGGAACGCCCAATGGCTTTCACTACACAAGCTGGACACAGTGGTTGCGGCCACTTTAAGCGTATTACTAATATCCTCGGCCACAGTCAGAACATGAAAGTTCTGGGTCACTAGCTTGAACGCCTTCTTCAAGTCTTTCGTATTACTGGCATTGCCGCGCATCCTACTGGTTGACATGCGGTCATTGTTAATACCCACCTCACTGCCATTGTTACCGGTAGATTTCCATATTTCGCCAAGATGGGTGTTACCCACGCTAACTGCGAACCTATTTACGTTGTACATCGAGTCGCTAACCATATAGCGTCTGACTGCCACGAAATTCCATTGGGGCCGTGCTCGCGCAAGACGCAGTATTAGCGGGAGTATAAACGGAGCGACCGTAGTGTTATCTGCGGTAATTAATACGGTGGTATCTTGGTCTATCTTCCGCCGCTCGAACAGAATATTAGGCATATCGAGCTGTATGTAGTCGTTATTAATAACGTTCATTGTATATCTCCCTTGTCTTCTTCCAAGCGTCTAGCGCGTCGATAGCTTCAATGATGTCGCCAAGGTTCAAGTTCCATCCGTATTTGAGGATGAACTCTTCGTAAGGCTCAACACTAACAATGTTAGTTTTGCAGTTAGCTACATCATACGTCTTGGTGACTACCCATAGGCTCACCAGTCATATCCCTTGAGGATATTATCGAGCTTGTCCTTAAGGCTGGCCCGGGTGAGTTCATCATCCTTGATGTCTTCGATGTCGATACCAATCATTGCTACCTCTAGCTGCCTACGTGCATTCTCAAGCTGGGGGTCTTTAGCTACGTTGAGGTGTGTCAACATCGCGCACATCTCCTGCGCATTGGTAACGAACGTATCGTGCCACCGCTTCTTGGTATCCTCGTCACCCTCTGCCAGCTTGGTGGACATAGCGCCAAGCATCTTGTGAAGCTGATCCCACGGAGTGCGCATAGCCTCGGCTAACCGATCATTGAATGCTAATTGATAGCTCTGCTCCATCTCAATTATGTCCTGCTTCGGCAGGTCTAGACGGAAGTCACCGCTGTCTGGCACAGGTGAGAACACAAGGCGGTAGCCAAACTTCTCACGTACCGCGTCACTACTTAGGTAGTCATCCTGATTGAACAGAGTGCCCATGTAGTTACTAGCGGTCTGCACCAGTGCGGGGTAGTTGCTAATAAAGGTGCCTACCATCTGGTTGAACGTGTCTCGCCGGATGTTGGCCTCTGCTTTGTAGGCGAGGAACAGGCTGGTGGGCAGAAGCCGCGCACCTTTGTCCGCCCACGGTAGTGTGCGTGTATTGTGCCAGAGGCGACAGCCAGCGGCGTAGTCGGCAACCTCCTTACGGGCTGATGTGCCAGCCATCAGGTTCTTGCGGACCTGCGCTGCATCGCCTGATGTTGCTCCGTTAGAGGCAAGCACACCCTCGGTGGCTCCCTTATCCAGCTTGTTAGCAGTCCATACGCTGATGTTCATTTCCACCAGCACGGCGGATGATGTAATACTCATGGTGTTTGCTCCTTGTTTAGTGGATGTAGACCGTCCGGTCTGCTATCCGATATTTACTTATCTTCTGGCCTACCCGCTAACTTAGCCACTCGGTATCGCGTTTCAGGCAGTAGTTGCACGGAGATATTATCCGCCTGCTTCTCCTCTTGGCCCCAGATATAGTAAGTGGTGGTGCTAGGCGCGGTGTTGTAGTTGGTATTGGCCCTGTAGTTCTCGGCCTTGAGTATGATTTCCATAACCGTAACAGCATCACTGATGTCCATTACGTATTCGTTATACCCTACGCGGATTAGTGCTTTGCTCATTGGAATACTCCCCTCAATTATCTTTGATGTGAACCGTCTTGCCCACCGGGGCAGTGATAGAGTTGCCGCGATATGAGTTACAAACCACCCACATGATGGGCGCACCCCACTCGTTACCCCAGTCACCAATCTCACCATCGGTGAGCATGATGATGCACTCCGGCTCGATGCGTTCTTTCTTGAGGAAGTGCATCATGGCGCGGGGGTCAGTGCCGCCGCCACCCTTAGGCTTGGTAGAGCTAACAATGTTAGCCATGTCATGCTCTTCATATACTTCGTGAGCGGCAACGCTTGCGTCCCAATAGATAAGGTCGATCTTTTCAGGGCGAACGTCCTCCGCGATAGACTTAACCTCGGACAGAAACCGATTGATCTCTGCACCGCTGATTGAGCCTGATGTATCTACGCCGATAGCCAGTGAACCAACACGCTCACCAATCATGGTGGGCATATAGATATCAGTACCAAGGAACCTGCGGTTAACCCTACGCCACGATGACGTATCCTTAGAATTGCAGATGGACTTGACGAACTCGCGCAATACCTCACGCCAATCAATCTGCGGCGCGAGCAAGTCACCTAACTCGCGGAACCGATTACCCTTCTGATTACCAACAACCTTCTGCTCGGCCATCACACCTTGGCGGATAGCTTGGTCGATCTCGCGCTCAAGCTCCTTCTTCTCCTCAGCATTGAGCGCCTCGGCACCCTCCCAATCATGGTCATCAAAGCCATCACCACTGGAACCCCCGCCACCCTCATCCTCATCTTCATCCTCCTGCTGGAGTATGTCGAACACTTGCTTGGCGTTCATACCCTTGAAGCGAGTGTCGAAGAAGCCGATACGCGCCCCCTGCGCATCTCGTGGAAACGCAGACCATTGCTCGGCTGGATCAGACTCAACAATCATCAGGTTAATAACGTAGTCACAAGCCATGTTGGCGAGGCGTTTGTCCTTATCCCACAGCTTGCGCCAGATAGTCAGGTGACGCAGTGCCTTGTGCATATTCTCGTGGAGGATAACGAAGGCCAACTCTTTATCGGTCAGGCCTTTGACGAACTCGCGTCCGTAGAGTTCGTCGCGTCCGTTGGTGCAAGCGGTAGGAATATCGTCTGATAGTTCCGTCTTGCCCACCATCATGATGCCAGACCACAGTGCGAACTTAGGGTTACGCATGAGGTCGATCTTGACCTTCTTAAGCTTGCGTTCGACCTTATCTTTTTGTTCAACTAACATTGTTAGGGACTCCTCTTTGTAGTTCTTTGACCTGCTTGAATATATCTAACTCATCCTTGGCCCACATCTTGATGTCGTGGGGCCAACCATTAAGATTAAGTGTCACCACCCAAACCAATGGGTCTCTGAGTGACCGCTTCATCTCTATCAGTTCTATATTCTTACCCGTCAGGGATGGAGGCGGCATGAAGTTCTGCCGCCTCCACCTATGTATCGTACCGTTCATGATGTCCCCGATCTGCCGCTCACAGCAGGTCTTCGTTCTGCTCCAGCCAGTCAGCGAACGCTTGGTTAGTAAATGCCATAGGCTGCTTGGTTGCGTTGGCGCACAGGTTGATGGCGAAGCAAGCTTGCCACTCACTGTCGAACCGCTCCATGTACTGCATGAACGGGGTTAGCGACTGTTTATCGACCTTCTGGATGGCACCAAACACAAGCACTGCGGATGCGCCAGCAGACGTAGGCACTTGCGCCGACTTGGGTCCAGCGATGATGCTATCCCATGTTGGAAGCTGGTCTTGGTAGTCAATGAACGCTTGCATATCACGGGCAGCGGACTCACCGATGGCACCCTTGAGCGCAGCGATGGTAGCCTCGGCACCGTTGGCCTCGCGGCTCCTAACAATGTTAGATGCGATAGCGAGTGAGCGCGGCGTCACATAAGCTGTCTGTTGCTTGCGTGGGTTGAAGATGTAGGGATTATCGTCTTGGCCCGCCTCTGTATAGCTAGCTAGGGCTTGCGGGAATTGGCGTACCCATGCCATGATAACAGGGTCGATGCCGTTATTGACTGCCCACTCAAGCCACTGCGTATCATCAGGCTTAGCGACAACAATCTCGACAATACGGTTGCGAGTATGCGCCTTCATGTTATCACCTACTGCGTCGGTCAGAAGGTTGCCCGTCATGAAGATGATAGAGCGGGCAGCGTCATCCTCGACACCCGCGTCAATGAACAAGTCACCAAGGCGTGGGGCCGTAACCTCCAGCAGCGGGTGCAGCATATTCTTGATAGGCTCTGCACCCTTGGTGAACTCATCGAGCATGATGATGACGGGCTTGCCCTCGTGCAATCGGAACCGCGCATTAGGATAGTACCGGGTAGTGCGCGTCTCATGATCAATCACAGGCATGGCGATGTCGCCCAAGTCCATGTTTGGCACGTCGATGTAAGAGGATAGGTGAGTAGAGGCTTTGACCTTAGCGATCATGGAGAGCATCGTGGACTTGCCGATGCCGGGTTCGCCGCGAACAAGGAAGCGAACCTTGGGGTTAGTCATGATGAGAGTAGCGGCTTGCTTGAGGCTCACTGTTGAACCGAAGTTGATCGTGGTCATGGTAGTCGTTGCTCCTTCTTGCGGTTAGCTTAGTACCAGCTAACACTGTTAGTTTGGGCTGCGGCGTGATTATAAATATAAGCCATTGCACCGACTCATATTTATAATTATACTTGTATAGCATTGTTACGTCTATGTCAACACATTCCAGTCGGTGATCCGACCAGATTAGAAAAGCCCTTTGAACCTATCGTACTTTAGCTCGCCGCGAGGCAGTGTGGTCTCGTCAAATATATCGTCACGGTGGGCGCGGAACATAATATCCTTGAACCGGTTCAGCACATTGGGTTTGTTACCCCATCTACACCACTGACCAGCGAGTTGTGTCATGACAGCGTGGTGGCTTTCTGGGTCGTTCGTTGCGGCTAAGGCGAGTATATCGCTCGTATGGAGGAAGGTGCTGCCTTTGCTCCTATCGATAGCGACCTCGATGTCGCTACCTAGCAGCTTACGTATGCGACTCACGTAATTGATGAACGGCGCGTAGCGCGAGCGAACTTCCTTTGACTTAGCGCGGTTCTTGGTGTGGATGACGCATGGCTTAGGGTTAACGAAGTAGTACGTATCTGAGAACCCACTAACATTGTTAGTTGTGTACTTGAAGATGTTGTCATCGCTTGAGTGCAGCAAGTGATGACTCCCTTCTCGACTTCTACACGTGACCGTCTTGCCTTGGTGCGAACTAAACCATATGGGCAGGACAGCGTTGAGGTACTGGCGCGTGGTCTGGCTCTCATACCCACCTTGATTCACGATAAGGGTGCCGTCCGGTTTGTAGCGCACGATGTCGGTACTATAGAGGCGGATGATGATGTCACCAGTAGCCACATCCTTGCGAATGTTGGCATAGCTTTTGCTCCTTGCACCAAGTGGCTTGCACTCTACAGCGCGGCCCCGGACAGGTTTAACGAGTGCCTCCCAACGGGCTGCATCGGCATAGGTACGCAGTACTCCTACTTCACTTAGATTTGCTCCGAACATATTCTTGCTCCTTCTTTCCGGCTACGTCCGTAGCCATAGTATTTATCCGTTTTTTCTTACTCGCTGCGCGCGATACCCAGCCCAAAGCCAATGGTATCGAGGCGCTCGGCCAATGCGATAGCAAGCTCCTGCCAGTTTGTGTTAGTGCTGTACTTTACTTCCTCACAAAGCTCGTTGTGGGTCAGTGTGCGGTAGTAGCTGCGGTCGTGTTTCATGATACTTTTCCTTCCATCATCTGAATGCTGCCTTCTTCACTTGTCTTCTGCTTGGATGCGGGTCCGGGTGAGTGTCGAGGAATGGCAATTTGCGGCCTCCACCTTTTCTTCGGCTCTTGCTGCGCTGTCCCAAGTGACCGGAAACGCCGGCGCGCCTGTTCCAATCATCATGATGTGTGCCCCTCTGTGGCGATGGCTTCGATCTGCGCCTCAATGTAGGTGGCGACTTCGGCAAGGATGCGCGCCATGATTACGCCGCTCTTGGATAAAGCTTCGGCGTCCGCGCGGTCTTCGCCTCTAAGCAAAAAGTTATTCAGCGACCATTCGGCCTCTGCCGCTTCGTCCGCGTGGTGTCTGGCAGACAGCCGTGCAGCCTTCACGTGATCCGCAGTCATCGCCGGCCCGTTTTCTGCGCTGCTCATGTGGTGGGTTCCTTTATGTCGATTTGGTCTTTGTGCTTGAGGGACCTGCCACCCAAACTGTTACGTAGGTGAAACTCTCGGAATAGGAACATCCCGCGCCGCCTACCGTATGAAAGTGCGGCCTCGTTTAGCTGCGGTTCGAGTGCCGTTAACTCCTTGCGCAGGCTATCCACCTGCTTGAGCAGCCGGATAGCCTCCCGGTCTGCGTCCTGATCTAACATTGTTAGTCTCCCTCGTTGCTGGATTTGCTGTATGCTTCAGTCAGGATCGACTTGGCATAGACTCGCACCGTGAAGAGTTTAGCTTCGAGCATATGGATGTGGTTGATAGCCTTGCGCAGCAGCTTCTTATCTTCCGGTTGCTCTGTGCTGTCGCGCAGGTCACGAAGGTCTGCTTTATCGTCGGGGTTCATTGTTCTGTTCCAATCTTATGTATTGCTGCGTATCCAGCGCCGCCAGATGGGTCACGCTGGATGATTACCCACAACAGGGTGTTGTCGTACACACCGCCGTTGCCGTCGTCCCTACCCATAAGCAGCACAGGGTATGGATCACCGCCATCGTTGTTATTTTCGAGTTTTATACTGATGACGGTGAGGCCACTAAGCTGGGCGTAATACCTAGTGAAATAGTCTTTTCCATCATGTTGGACGTCAAACTTCATCGGCTTCTCCCTTGGTTGGTTCGATGGATGCAGAGAGGAGGGGTCGTGCTGTCGCCTGCCCTTCCGCGATCAGCGTTACTAGTCTGTCAGCGGAGCCACTACACGGCGGCTGCATAGGTGCCATACCCCACTCGTTATACATTGATCCACCGACACTGGTATGGCTCCGGGCGCTTGCGCGTACACGCCCCTGCTCGTTAAGCTTGATGAGATTATTCTTGCCGTAATTCCGAATCTCCACGGTATCAGTGACGAACTTCGCGGCGATATCAGCCCAGTCGCACCCGCTCTCGACCATTGCCCGCACGATTGCCAGCTTGGCTCGGTCGCGGTCGCGCAGGGATGCTGCGGCGTTAGACTTGGTAGCTTTGCGGGCATCCTTGGTAGCTTTGCGCGCATCGCGGACGGGTGCAGCCCGGGCTGGTCTATTGGCGAGGACTATACGCCGCATTTGCTCTGGCATTTCGGAAAACCGGCGCGATAGTGACCGGGGGGACATACCCAATAGCTTCGCCGCGTCTGCATAGTGCCGCCCCACGGTTGCATTAACGATATCTCGATTGGTGTGGTTTGTTTTGTTGGTCATGGTGTGGCTCCGGGGGGTTGGTGGTTGCTGGTTGCTGGGCTAACATTGTTAGGTTCTGGGTGCCACACTATCCAGTGGGGGCAGTTGGGGGGCTGCTTTTTAACTTATTATAAGTGTATAGCATAAACACGTCCATGTCAAGCAATACTGGACGTAGTGCGACTGGGGGTGGTTTGGGGGCAGTTAGGGATGTAAGGGAATTTCGTGCTTTGTAAGACGGATGTTAAAAAATCAGTTAACAATAGAAACGGTCTGAAGCGCCCGAAAACATTGGGTTTTTCCGTTGTTGTATTGTATTGTTATAATGTAAGTATAAAAAATAAGTATAAGGGGATCTTTGAGATTTTTCACACTGCACTTGCGCAGAGGGCCGAGCTTTCTCAAAAAGGGATCGTTCTCTAAAAATGCCCTTACAATATAACATTGCTTACAAAGCTTGAAAACAAAGGGTTTTTTTTCTTACAGTCGCCGCTCGCAAACTTAACTTTCTAACATAACGCGCCTGCCCGCTCGCACACCCGCCGGAACTATCATAAAAACCGCTTGACTAGGGCAGAAAAAAGTCCCATGCACTTGTGCATGGGGTTGAGAAGCGGCGGGCAACAGAACGCATCCGCCCGCATCCGCCCACTACATATACCTCGGGAACTATCATAAAAACCGCTTGACGGGGGCAGAAAAAAACCCCATGCACTTGTGCATGGGGTTGAGAAGCGGCGGGGACCTAACACTGTTAGGCCGGGGTCATCACCCAAAAACCAACAAAAACAAGCAAGAGCGCGACGCCGACTAGCAGGTAGGCCGTTATGCGCAACGCCGACTTAAAAACATTCATATCCTACACCTTTCAAAGTAGGGGGGCCTAACAATGTTAGGCCCCCGGTTGATCACTTGGCGATATTTGCAACGTCCAGCCCTAGGGCTTTGAGAGCCGCCTCAATGTGCTTTTGAGCAAGGGCAACCTTAGCAGGCAGGCCGTCCTGTTTATCGTTGAACTTCCAGAGCGCAGTAAGTTCTTCTACATTGCGAAGCATGGCGGAGCGGGGAGCGGGAGCCGCACCGTCCGCATCCGAAGCGGCTTCTACAGGCTGGCCGTCAAGAGTAGTTTTGCCACTTGGTGCCAAGCCATTAGCAAGGTTGCGGCCATAGTCGCAAATGCGCTTGAAAGGAACACTAGGGTTGGTATGGCCAGCCGACTTGAGCGCGGCATAGAGCGCGGCCTTATAGCCTCGGAGCGTTTTGTTGGCTTCGCTCTTCTCGTTTGGTGCTATGTCGAACCACGCAAAGTTCATGAGGTGGTTGAACTTAGCGGCGATGCGGATATGCGCTCCGTATGCCTTGCTAGTCGCTTCGACCATATCGGCAAGAATAACGTTTAGTGTTACGTCAGCAACGTTAATGTCCACGCCGTCAACTACTGTCGTGTTTGTCATAGAGAAGAGTCCTTAAGATGTGCCTTGCTATCCAGCGAGGCAGTGGCTCGAAGCGGCTAGTCCGTTTCGATGATTAATATAACCATATTTTTTCCCGTATTGCAAGGAAAATCGCACTAACAGTGTTAGATTCACCTTTTGTTCTACAATGGGGGGGAGGTATCGTGTTTGTTCACCTTTTGGACCCTACTACCCGGGCACCCACGCTAATGGGGAGGGAAAAGGTACCAACTCCTATACATACTGTTTTGCACAGTCGATCTCATTCCCCCAAGTTTTTAACATAAAAGACCCCCCACCCCCTATTTTTACCCTACGGATTACGGCCACTTCGTACATAGGAAGACCCCCCCCGTCACTTTTCTAAACCAAGACCCCCCACCCCCTATATTTTTGCTAAATAGTTCAAATACTCTATTTTTGGTAAAACCCCCCTTTACCCATTCCTCCTACACTGCTACATAGTAATCCTGCTCCCCCAAACCGGACGCTGCGCTGCATGCCTATTCTAAAAGTTGAAGCTACTGCTGAGTTCCCCACCCCATATGATTGGGCTGATGAGGGGACTACAAGTTTTATTGACGAACTGGCAGTAGCAGGCGGAACAGCAGAGCTTATGGCGCACCTTGGTGCTTCTATCGAAGTATCCCCGGAGGATTATGAGCGCGAGAAGAGGCTGCTCAAAGCGGTAGTTAAAAACCAAGACAAAGCCCCGCTAACCCAGATCAACACGGCTTATGCTGCTGCTGCTTTCCTGCGTACTTATGGGCAGGCTATGGGTGTGGACGCGAATCAAGCGCGTGCTGCCATTACTAATAAGCTTATGGAGATCGCCAATTGTGGTGATACTAAGTTCGAGCTTAAGGCTCTTGAGCTTCTCGGCAAGCATAGTGACATTGGGTTGTTTACTAACAAGTCAGAGATCACGATCAAATACAAGAACCCTGAAGACCTTGAGAATGCTATTAAGGAGCGCGTGAAGCGTTTGCTGAACGCAGACATCATCGACATTACACCACTAGGCCGCGACCTAGATGAAGAACTAGGTATCGCTGAGATACCCGAAGACGACGAAGAGGAAGACGACGAAGAGGAAGACGACGACATCTTGCGCAGAGAAGCTGATAATGCTGACTGATGTCACCCTGCAGGATATACCCGGTATCCTGCATTCTCTATCTCAGGCGGAGCAGGAGCTATTGCTAGCCCAGCTTGAGAAGTTGGAAGAGCTTAAGGGTAAAAAGCTGGCGCAGGATAAGTTCCTTGCGTTTGTTAAACAGGTCTGGCCGACATTCATCGGCGGTAGGCACCATGCACGCATGGCAGATGCGTTCGAGCGTGTGGCTAATGGCACATGCAAGCGGCTTATTATCAACATGCCTCCAAGGCACCGGCTTGATATAAAAGAACAAATTCCCACTACGCAAGGGTGGAAAACCGTGGAAACCGTGGAAGTCGGGGATTATGTGTTTGCGCCATCCGGCACCCCTGTGCGGGTTACAGGTAAGTCATCTCAGTATGAGGAAGACCTGTATGAAGTGACGACGAGCGACGGTCAAGTGGTTAGGTGTGATGCCACTCACCTGTGGACGGTGCGGTTTGGATCAAACGACAGGCCGTATCAGACGCTCTCTACACAAGAAATACTTCATAAGTTGGAGACAGAGAGTTGGCGTAGGGCGGGCAACCTCCCGATACTACCCCCGCAGGGAGCCGCTGAGTACCCACACAAGGACAACTTACCCCTAACGCCGTACATGTTAGGTGTATGGCTTGGGGATGGGAGTAGCTACAATGCTACTGTCGGCTGCGGGTATAGTGACCAGTCCGCTATGCGCGCCCAAGTGGAGGCCGAGGGGTACAAAACCACGCACAATTCGAAATACCAGCAGTTCAATGTGCTTGGGTTGTACAAACCACTACGTGAGCAGGGTCTCCTGCGTAACAAGCACATCCCCGAAGCCTATCTCTGCGCCTCTGTCGCGCAGCGTATGGCGCTGCTTCAGGGGCTTATCGACACCGATGGGGACGTTACCAAGGAAGGCAAGGTAACCTTCAACAACAGCAACGAGCGGCTGATAGATGACGTGCTCTGCCTGTTGCATGGGTTGGGAGTGCAGGCGCGCAAGACACGCCGCCAGACAAGTTATGGCGGGAAGCTCAGCCAGCCGTCGTTCAGGGTCATGTTCAAGCTGGCGAACGCGGCGCGGCTACCTAGAAAAGCAACCCGGTGCAGGGACAAGCAGGGTAATTGGGGCCGCAGTATAGATATACGCAAAACAGCCGAGCGCGGAACAGTACAGTGCCTTGAAGTGGCCAACGAGGACGGGCTGTTCATGGCGGGACGCGGGTGGGTTGTAACGCATAACACTAAGTCCGAGTTCGCCTCCTACCTACTCCCGGCATGGTTCTTAGGTAAATTCCCACACAAAAAAATCATTCAATGCTCCCACACGGCTGAATTGTCAGTAGGTTTCGGGCGCAAAGTGCGTAACCTTGTCGATACCGATGTGTACCATAACATCTTTCCGGCTCTTGCTCTGGCCTCGGACTCTAAGGCGGCTGGCCGATGGAACACATCTAAGGGCGGAGATTACTTTGCTATCGGTATTGGAGGGGCCGTAACTGGTAAGGGCGCTGATGTGCTCATCATCGACGATCCCCACAGCGAGCAGGAAGCGGCTTTAGCCGAAATCAATCCAGATATCTACGATAAGACATATGAGTGGTACACATCTGGCCCGCGTCAGCGTCTCCAGCCGGGTGGGTCTATTGTGATCGTGATGACACGATGGTCAAAGCGAGACCTGACGGGGCAGGTAATTAAAAACGAAGCCCTACGCGGTGGTGATGCGTGGGAAGTCATCGAATTTCCCGCTATCCTACCATCTGGCAACCCACTTTGGCCTGAATTTTGGTCTATGGACGAGCTTTCGGCTCTCCGTACTGAGCTTCCTAACTCTAAGTGGATGGCGCAGTATCAGCAGGCCCCCACATCTGACACCTCGGCTATCATTAAGCGTGAGTGGTGGAAGACTTGGGATAGTAATGTGCCGCCTACATGTGATTTTATCCTGCAAAGTTGGGATACGGCTTTTGAGAAGACCCAACGCGCCGATTATTCAGCACTTACCACATGGGGTGTGTTTTATCGGCCTGATGATAACGGGGTTGAACAAGCGAACATTATACTTCTGAATGCGTTCAGGGAGCGAATGGAGTTTCCGAAACTAAAGCGGACAGCAGTTCAGGAGTATCGGGAGTGGGAGCCAGACAGCATCATAATTGAGAAGAAGGCTTCAGGTGCGCCCTTGATCTACGAGATGCGGGCAATGGGCATCCCGGTGCAGGAGTTTACGCCCAGCAGGGGGAACGACAAGATCAGCCGTTTGAACGCTGTGAGCGACTTGTTTGCGTCTGGGCGGGTGTGGGCACCTGCTACTCACTGGGCCGAAGAAGTAATCGAAGAAGTGGCATCTTTCCCGGGCGGAGAACATGACGATTATGTCGATAGTACTTCCTTAGCCCTAATGCGTTTTCGGCAAGGGGGATACATTACAACTAATCTCGACGAACCGGATGATATTATGTACTTTAAGAGCCGTAGGAACCAAGGATATTATTGATGGCAATTGATAAAGCTCTCAACCAAGCCCCTCTGGGGTTAAATAGTTCGTTCTCTTCTGGTGTAATGCGGGGGGTAAACACCGCAGATGAAGGTATTGAGATCGAAATTGAGGACCCGGAAAGCGTTTCCATTCGCACAGGTGATATGGAGTTTGAGATTAACCCTGATGAGGTTGATGAAGACGAGTTCGCTGAAAACCTCGCTGAAGACATGGATGAGGGGACGCTTACAGAGCTTGCTGGCGACCTTATTGGTGAGTTTGAGGAAGATATTTCGGCGCGTAAGGACTGGATGCAGACCTACGTAGATGGCCTCGACTTGCTTGGTATGAAGATTGAGGACCGCACTGAACCTTGGCCCGGTGCATGCGGTGTATACCACCCGATGCTATCAGAAGCCTTGGTTAAATTCCAAGCTGAGACCATGATGGGGACGTTCCCTGCAGCGGGGCCGGTGAAAACCGAGATTATTGGCAAAGAGACACCCGAGAAGAAAGACGCTGCTCGGCGTGTCCAAGACGATATGAATTACCAGTTGACTGATGTGATGGTTGAGTATCGCCCGGAACATGAGCGGATGCTGTGGGGATTGGGCCTTGCGGGTAATGCGTTTAAGAAGGTGTATTACGACCCGTCACTCGGTCGCCAGACGTCAATGTACGTACCCGCCGAAGACGTTGTGGTACCTTATGGCGCGTCCAGTCTAGAAGTCACTGAACGTGTCACCCATGTTATGCGCAAGACCCCGAACGAGATGGCCAAGCTGCAGGCTGCTGGGTTCTACAGTGATGTTGACCTTGGAGACCCTGTAGATAGCCTAGACGAAATCGAGAAGGCTATTGCCGAGAAGATGGGCTTCCGCGCATCGACGGATGACCGGTATAAGCTACTCGAGATGCAGGTTAACTTAGTGTTGCCTGATGACAAGTTTACCAAGGAAGAGTCCGAGGCGGAGATTGCTGTTCCTTATATTGTCACCATCGAGAAGAGTACGACTACGATCCTTGCTATCCGCCGCAACTGGGACCCCGATGACAAACTCAAGAAGAAGCGTAATCACTTCGTACATTATGCATATATTCCGGGTTTCGGCTTCTATGCTTTTGGTCTTATTCACCTCATTGGTGCTTTTGCTAAGTCTGGTACTAGTCTCATTCGCCAGCTTGTTGATGCTGGTACTCTATCTAACCTCCCGGGAGGCTTCAAAACTAAGGGCCTTCGCGTTAAGGGTGACGACACACCCATCGGACCCGGGGAGTTCCGGGATGTAGACGTAGCCTCAGGGACAATGCGTGATAACATCATGCCATTACCCTATAAAGAACCAAGCCAAGTCCTCTACAGCCTCCTTAACACCATCGTCATAGAAGGCCGTAGGTTCGCTGGCGCTGCTGACCTACAGGTTAGTGATATGTCGGCTAATGCCCCCGTGGGTACTACGCTAGCTATCCTTGAACGCACGCTTAAGACGATGTCTGCTATTCAGGCACGCGTCCACTACTCGATGAAGCAGGAGTTCCGGCTTCTTAAGGGTATCATCCGCGATTATACGCCAAAGTCGTACGATTACGAGCCAGAAGAAGGTGGTCGTAGGGCTAAGCAGGGTGACTATGACATGGTCACGGTCATCCCTGTCAGCGACCCGAACGCGGCTACAATGGCGCAGAAGATCGTGCAGTACCAAGCGGTGCTACAACTTGCTCAAGGTGCTCCACAGATTTACGATATGCCATATCTGCACCGCCAGATGCTTGACGCACTAGGTATCAAGAATGCCCAGAAGCTCGTCCCGCTGAAGGATGATGAAGATATGAAGCCGCGTGACCCCGTGTCCGAAAACATGGATATTATCAACGGTAAGCCAGTTAAGGCGTTTATTTACCAAGATCATGGGGCACATATCACGGTCCACACAACCGCTATGCAGGACCCCAAAATAGCGCAGTTGCTAGGGCAGAACCCTAATGCGCAAGCGATGCAGGCAGCTATGCAGGCTCACATCAATGAGCATTTAGCGTTTGAGTACCGTAAGCAGATTGAAGAGCAGGCTGGTGTTCCACTACCACCACCTAATGCTGAGATGACGCCAGATGTTGAGCTTCATATTTCGCGCCTTGTAGCCGCCGCTGCGCAGCAGCTTCTCCAGAAGAATCAGTCAGAAGCTCAGCAACAACAGAATCAGCAAACCGCTCAAGACCCAATTGTCCAGATGCAGATGAAGGAACTTGAGATTAAAGAGAAGGAATTTGGTCTCAAAGAGAAGAAGTTCCAGATCGACGCTGCCGAGAAGAACGACAAGATAGACCTCGAACATGCGCGTATCAAAGCTCAGGCTGAGATTGCGGGGATGCAGGTTGGTGCCAAGATGGCGACCAGTAAGGCTGATTTGTCGGCTAAGCAGCAAGAAGCTGGGCTTCGGCTGGGTATTGAGGTCGCCCGCAACCGGATGGGGAATGCGCCCCGTCTGGGGGGAAACGGAAATAACACCCCTCCCCAAGAGCAAACTGAGGAATAATAATGAATATAGACCTACTAAGACACCTCTCAAACAAGGTGCAAGAAGAACTTAAGGTTATCGAGGCAGACATGGCCATGGGCAATGCTGCTGACTACGGAGCCTATAAGTACGCCTGCGGTATTTATCGTGGTTTGCTGGTGGCGAATAACATTATTGCAGAAATCGCGCAAAGAATGGAACAAGATGATGACTGAGATTATTAGTGCGACCAAACCCGCGCTCGTTAACCTCGATGGTAAGCCTATTTTAAGTATCTCTGTTGAACCGGAAGTGCCGGTTGAAGACCGGGCTACACAGCTTCCGAAACCTTCTGGGTATCGCATCTTGTGCGGTATCCCTGAAGTGGGGGACAAAACCTTTGGTGGCATCATTAAGGCCGACGAGACCAAGAAGTTTGAAGAACTTACTACACCAGTACTATTCGTCATTAGGCTTGGTCCCGACGCTTATGCTGACGAACGTAAGTTTCCGTCAGGCCCATGGTGTAAGGAAGGTGATTTTATCCTCACCCGCCCGCACGCAGGTAGTCGGGTAAAGATCCATGGCCGTGAGTTCCGTCTCATCAATGATGACTCGGTCGAAGGTGTTGTGGAAGACCCCCGTGGCATTAGTCGCGGGTAAAAACGGGCAACCGTACATAGGAGAAGTAATATGCCTAAAACATCAAATGATGACTTTGATTTTGAAATCGAAGAAGAACTTGCGGGAGGTGGTTCCGTAAAACTCGATATTGAGGTAGAAGACGATACTCCTGAGGCCGACCGAGGCCGTGGCCCAATGCCACAAGGGATCGTTGACGAACTTGAAGCCGATGAGCTTGAGGAATATTCTGAAAAGGTAAAGATCCGCCTTAAGCAGATGAAGAAGGTCTGGCATGATGAACGCCGCGAGAAAGAGCGGTACCAGCGTGAGCAGAATGAAACTATTTCTGCGATGCAGCGCGTCCTTGCTGAGAACAAACAGCTAAAGAGTACCCTCTCTGAGGGTGAACAGACGCTCGTAGGTAGTTTTAAGCAGTCGGCGGAACTTGAACTCCACGACGCTCGCCGTGCCTACAAAGATGCGTATGAAGCGGGCGACTCTGATCGTGTTATCGAAGCACAAGAGAAGCTTACAAATGTACAATATAAGCTTCAACAACTTGCTGGGTACAAACCTACTTTACAAGCTACTGAGTATGATATACAAACAGCTCAACAGCAGGTTCAAATCCCTCGGGTGGACTCCAAAACTACTGCGTGGCAAGAGCGCAATACGTGGTGGGGAACCGATCCGGAGATGACGGCCACTGCTCTTGGGCTTCATCAGAAGCTGGAGAGAGAACGAGGTTCACAGTTTGTGGGCACCGACGAGTATTGGCAGGCCGTTGACAAAACGATGGGTCGGCGCTTCCCCGAATATTTTGGGGAGTCAGAGAAGCAAGTTTCGGATACTCCGAAGCCCAAATCTGCAACTGTGGTTGCACCCGCATCACGCAGCACATCCGCCAAGAAGATCGTGTTGAGACAGTCCCAACTTACAATTGCGAAAAAATTGGGTCTTACCCCCGAGCAGTATGCTCGGGAAGTCATGAAGATGGAGCGGTAATCATGGTACAGAATAGGCTTGTGGATGAACTGAATGAGGTCGATGTGGCGCGTGCGCCTCGTCAAAGTCGTGAACAAGAAGAGCGCTTAAAGGTTTGGCAACCAGCTTCAACGCTGCCCGAACCAAACAAGCAGCCCGGATTTACGTACCGTTGGGTTCGTGTTTCCACGCTCGGTGTAAACGATGCTCGTAATATTTCTGCTGCTCTCCGCGAAGGTTGGGAGCCAGTATCTATAGGAGAGCAACCGCAGTTCAAATTCATGGTGGACCCGGACAGTCGTTTTAAAGACAACATCGAAGTCGCAGGTTTGTTGCTGTGCAAGGTACCAGAAGAGTTTATGGCCCAACGTCGGAGATATTTCGAGGAAAAGACCCAAACTCAGAATGATTCCGTGGACAACAACTTCATGCGCGAGAACGATCCGAGGATGCCGCTCTTTACGGAGCGTAAATCTAAAACATCGTTTGGTTCAGGCAAATAATCTTAGGAGTTTAGAAACATGGCATACCCTGTTGTTTCGGGACCATATGGTCTCATTCCGATCAATCTGATCGGCGGTCAGGTTTTTGCTAGTGCCACTCGTTCGATCCCGATTGCTACCAACTCTGCAACAGCCATTTTCTTTGGTGACGTTGTAAAGTTGAACAGCGCGGGTACGCTCGACAAGGACACTGGCACAAGCTCGGCCACCCCCGTTGGCGTTTTCCTTGGTTGTTCGTATACCGATCCAACCTTTGGTAAGACGTTCCGACAGTTCTACGCAGCTACTACGAACATCACTGATATTGTTGCATTCGTGCAAGATGACCCTGATGCTCTGTATAAGGTTGCTGTAGTTTCGAGCGGCATCACCATCGGTACAGTCACCCGTGCAAACGTAGGTGAGAACGCTGTTTTGGTTCAGAACGCTGGTAACGTAACCAACGGTGACTCGCGTGTCGCTATTAGTGGCACTACGGGTACTACCTCAACGTTCCCTGTCCGTATCATCGATGTAATCGCTGAAACTTCGCCTGCTGGCTTCCCCGGTTCTTACACCGAGGTTGTTGTTAAGTGGAACCAAGGCGTGCACCCTTATCTTAACCCAACCGGCGTCTAAGAGGAGTTATAACACATGGCTATTTCACGCGCACAACTCCTCAAGGAACTCCTCCCGGGATTGAACGCCTTGTTCGGTCTGGAATACTCTCGCTACGGTGAAGAGCATAAGGAAATCTTCGAAACCGAAACCTCCGAGCGTTCGTTCGAAGAAGAAACCAAGCTGTCGGGCTTCTCCGCTGCTCCGGTTAAGAACGAAGGTTCGGCCATCGCGTATGACAACGGTCAGGAAGTCTTCACTGCTCGCTACACCCATGAAACGATTGCCCTCGGGTTCTCGCTGACTGAAGAAGCGATTGAAGATAACTTGTATGACAGCCTCTCGGCGCGTTATACTAAGGCCCTCGCCCGTGCGATGTCCTACACCAAGCAGACTAAGGCTGCTGCGGTTCTGAACAATGGTTTTAGCTCTGGCTACCCCGGTGGCGATGGCGTGGCTCTGTTCTCGGCTTCGCACCCGTTGGTATCTGGTGGTACGAACTCGAACACGCCTTCAACGCAGGCTGACCTTAACGAAACATCGCTTGAAGCTGCAGTCATTCAGATTGCCGCTTGGACTGATGAACGTGGTCTGCTCATTGCCGCGAAACCGCGTAAACTGGTCGTTCCACCAAGCCTGATGTTTGTCGCTACTCGTCTGCTCGAAACCGAACTCCGCGTCGGTACCGCAGACAACGACATCAACGCGCTGAAGAACAACGGCTCGATCCCTGAAGGGTATACCGTAAACCACTTCTTGACCGACACGAACGGTTGGTATCTCACCACCGATGTGCCAAACGGCCTGAAGCACTTTGTTCGTACTCCAATGAGTACGGGCATGGACGGGGATTTTGACACCGGCAATGTGCGTTATAAGGCCCGCGAACGTTATTCGTTCGGTTGGTCTGACCCGCTCGGTATGTTCGGTTCGTCGGGTTCTGCATAAGAACTCAGAGGGGGAGAGGGAAACCTCTTCCCCTCTTACTTTATGTGGTGTATGGCTACACCTACTAGGATTTATACTTATACCGACTGCCCTAGCAGACTTAGTAGAGACGGTATGAGTTTGTGCTACTACACGGAGATATTATCATGGCTAATACTACCTTTTCTGGCCCAGTACGTTCGGAGAACGGCTTCCAGTCGATTACGACTAACTCGCTTACCGGCACGGTAACTGTCGGGGCTACTCTCAACAAAATCCTCGCCGCTTCGGCGTCGTTGGACTTCCCTTCAATCGATGCTGTTTCGCAAGCCAGCCTTACCGTTACGGTTACGGGCGCTGCCATCAACGATGAAGTAGTGCTCGGCCTGCCTGCTGCCCCGACTGCGGGTATCGTGTTTAACGCCTTTGTTTCGGCAGCTAACACAGTGACTATCCGTGCGTCTAATATCACTGCTGGCGCAATTAACCCTCCTGCCGCTACCTATAGCGTAGCTGTACTTGGTGTGAGCTAATCGGTACTAACCCCTAAGAAGGAGAATACCGATGGGTATGCAAACCGATATTAAGGCCACTACCCCGCTAACTACTACCGGGTCTTTTTTGGACCAAGGTGCTAATGCACTCGCGCGTGTTCGCATTAAGGGCATCTACGTAGTGTGCGGCGTTTCCGCTGGCTCCGTAGTAATTGCTAATGGTAATGGTGGGACTACGCTGTTGACACTCAATACCCCCACCGCTGCTGATGCAGGGTACGCCTATATAATCCTTCCGGGAGAAGGTATTCTTGCAGAGAGGGCGGTTTACGGTACTGTAACGAACGCTACCTCAACCGTCGTCTTTTACGGGTGATATGTGCAAAACGAAAAAGCTTTTGATCTAGCAGGACGCAGCATCTTCATTGCGCTACCTGCTTACGACTTCAAGGTCTCCTTGAAGCTGGCTATTTCATTGGCTCAGTTTGCTCAGCAAGCCCAGCAGCACGGCGTAGATGTCCAGATTGGCAGTATCTGTGGCTGCTCTGTTGTCTCCCGCGCTCGTAACTTGCTCACGCAGGATATGTTGGACTCTGACTGCACGGACTTGTTGTTCATTGATAGCGATATCAACTTTGAAGCTGCTGATGTTTTCCGGCTGATGGCTTGGACCGCAGACCCCAAGAAGGGTATCGTTGCTGGCGTCCCGCGCACCCGCAGCACAACCAAGACGTATATAGCGACTCTGGACCACGGCAGCGACAACGAGCTTACGATGGACAACATGGGCCTCGTACGCGCACGCCGCGTGGCTACCGCCTTCATGATGGTTCGGCGTGATGTTTTCGAGACTCTTGACGCTGCTCACCCTGAGTGGCGTTATTACGACGAACGCTCGGCGCGCACCGTCCCCTGTATGTTTGACTTCATGCTCACTAAAGAGGGCTACATCGGGGAGGATTATCTCTTCTGCGACCGCGTCCGTGAACATGGCTTTGAAGTCTGGATAGACCCCTCGATCAAGCTGGGACACATGGGTGTCCAAGAGTATGAAGGTGAATTTGGTAGGGATGTCCTCTACCCGATGGTTGTGCCCCCACAGAAGGAAGTAGCATAATGCCTATTAAGTTGGGCGACATTTCACCGCTTGCGGGGTCAATCACTGGTAAAGGTATTTTTGGGGACATCCAGAAAGCTCTAGGTCCGATGGCGGGTCTGCTTTACCAAGCTACTCAGGCCAAACGAGACTCTGATACTGACAAAGAGTCAGATAAAAACTTTTTAAAAAGTAATAAGTTTAACTCTGCTGGTTCTTACAAAAAGGGCGGTAAGGTTAAGACCAAGGCTAAGACCAAGAAGATGGCTGCGGGCGGCAAAGTCACTCGCGGCGACGGAATTGCCAAGAAGGGCCACACTAAGGGTAAGATGGTCTGATGCCCAAGACGCCCGCGTGGACCCGTAAGGCGGGAAAAAACCCCGCTGGGGGGTTGAATGCTAAGGGCCGCGCCTCTTACAACAAAGCCAACCCGGGGAAGCCGGGGCTTAAAGCTCCACAACCAAAAGGTGGACCTCGTAAGGAGTCTTTTTGTGCCCGCATGACAGGTATGAAAAAGAAAAATACCTCGGCTAAAACCGCTAACGACCCCAATAGCCGCATCAATAAATCACTAAAGGCGTGGAACTGTTGATATGGGCATTGAGTCTAACATAGATAGGCAGCTATTGGATACCATATCTGCTGTCACGGTGGTCGGAACGCTCGTTAATATGCTCCCCTCTATTGCCGCCATTTTCACTATAATTTGGACTTCGTTTCGTATATACGAGACTAATACAGTGCAGGATTGGGTTAATAGAGGCACTAATAAGAAAGACAAACCATGACTAAATTTGGGAAAGCATTTGCTGCTGCGCGTAAGGCAGGCAAGAAGGAATTTACTTTTGGTGGTGAACGCTACCATACGCGGACACGCGAAGAAGACACGCCAAAGAAGGCCGCTGCACCTGCAGCTAAGGCCACTGCACCTGCAGCTAAGGCCGCTGCACCTTCTGGGAAAACATTCGAGGACATCGTGAAAGGCCGAGGACTAGGAAGTCCTCCCCGCTCATTCGAGGACATCGTGAAAGGCCGAGGAGGAAATCCTGCACCTGCAGGTATGAAGAAGGGTGGCAGCGCCATGGCGGACGCGGGTAGCCGTTCGCGTATGCCGTCTGCCGGTGATGCTGTGAAGAGCGGCAATCGCATGTCGGCGCTGGAAAACCGTGAAGCGATCATGCTTGAGCGCGAGGCTATGGCTAAGAAGCGGACTGCGATGCGCCCATCTACCGGTGATGCGGTGAAGAGCGGCAATCGCATGTCGGCGATGGAAGCTGCCGAGGCGCGCTTTATGGATAAAAACATGGCAATGGGCGGCGCGGCTTATGCCAAGGGCGGTTCTAAGGACATGGCCCAAGATAAGGCGACTGCATCTAGGGCTGTCCACAAGCACGAGCGCGCTATGCACAAGGGCGCTCCCATGACTAAGCTCGCTAAGGGTGGCTCCTCTGCGTCTCGTGCTGATGGTTGCGCCCAACGTGGTAAAACTAGGGGAAGAGTGATATAAACTAGTCTACAGGAAAGGGTTTTAAAATGATTCGCAGAAAGATGGATAGATTTGGTTCTGGTAGTGGCGTAGCCAAACAAATGCCAACCTCTGCTGCTATGGGCAGTATGGATATGGCTAAGGGGGGTATCGCCAAGAGCAAGGTTAAGGCTAAGGCTAAGGCTAAGGCTAAAACTAAAGGCAAGGCTGAAGGTAAGGCTGAAGGTAAGGCTATGATGGCTCTGGCTATGATAAAAGATCGCATGGGTCGCGCCATGGCTGATCGTGGTGCAGAAGCCTCTATGGCTCCTCCGGCTCCTATGGCTTCTGCGGCCCCACCTATGGCTCCTATGGCTTCTGCGGCCCCACCTATGGGCGCTCCGGGTATGAAAAAGGGCGGTAAGGCTAAGGCTAAGGCTAAGGACAGCGTCATGGCGACTAAGTTTGGCGCTGCAATGATGAAGAAGTCGGCTGATACAAAGGGCCGTGCGATGAAGAAGTTCGCTAAGGGCGGCTCAATCGACGGTTGCGCTACAAGGGGCAAGACCAAGGCTCGTATGGCCATGGGTGGCATGGCAGGTTACAAGCGTGGCGGGAAAACCTGCTGATGCGTGCTAGTCGTGGTATGGGAGACATGAGCGCTACCAAGATGCGTGGGGCTAGAAACTCTTTCGCAAAGGGTGGTAAACCTAAGCTCGACATCTCGAAGGCAATCAAGAAGCCGGGTGCTCTGCGCTCGGCCCTCGGGACCAAGAAAGGTGAGAAAATCCCTACTAATGAGCTAGCTAAAGCCGCCAAGGCCCCCGGTAAAATGGGTCAACGCGCCCGCTTTGCTGAGATGCTCAAGGGCTTTAAGAAGAAAAAGTAATGGCGCGCTCGGATGAACCTAAATGGAAACGTATTGTTGCTAGTGTAAAAGCTGGCAGCAAGGGCGGCGATCCGGGGCAGTGGTCTGGCCGCAAGGCTCAGCTTGCTACGCAGCGGTATAAGAAGTCGGGGGGTAGCTATAGTGGCCCTAAGACCGAAGCTCAGAAATCTCTATCCAAATGGACGAAGGAAGACTGGGGTACTAAGTCGGGTAAGCCGTCTACGCAAGGTAAGAAAGCCACGGGCGAGCGGTACCTACCTGAGAAGGCAAGAGAGTCGCTGACAAGTAAAGAATACTCTGCTACAAGTAAGATTAAGCGTGAAGGCACCGCTAAGGGCAAGCAGTTTGTTAAACAGCCGAAGGCTATAGCTGAAAAGACGGCGAAATACCGATGACAACAAGCGGCACCAGCACATTTAACTTGAACCTCAACGACCTTGTCGAAGAGGCTTTTGAGCGCTGCGGTGCTGAGCTTCGTACAGGTTATGACCTACGCACTGCGCGTCGTAGCTTGAACCTTCTGACGATTGAGTGGTCCAACCGAGGTATTAACCTATGGACTATCGAGCAAGGCTCGATCCCCTTGGTCCAAGGGCAGATTGTTTACGACCTGCCGGTAGACACGATTGATTTGTTGGAGCACGTCATCCGTACAAATGCTGGTACAACTTCAAACCAGCTTGACATTAACATCAACCGTATCAGCGGCGATACATACATCACGATCCCGAACAAGAACGCTCAAGGGCGTCCTATCCAAGTATGGATCAACCGTCAGTCAGGTGCAGACTATCCGGGTACTGGCGTTGCCTACCCACAGATTAATATATGGCCTGCTCCTGAGCAGAGCGATTATTACACCTTTTTCTACTACCGTTTGCGCCGTATGCAGGACTCAGGTGATGGTATTAACACACACGACATACCCTTTCGTTTCCTTCCTTGTATGGTAGCAGGGTTAGCCTATTACCTATCGATGAAAATCCCCGGCGCTATGGAACGTACAGGGATGCTGAAACAGATGTACGACGAAGCTTGGCAGCAGGCTGCTGACGAAGACCGCGAAAAGGCTACACTGCGGATTACTCCGCGCCAGATGTTTATGTAGGAGGTACGATGCCCAATCCGTTTGCCTCTGGTAGAAGGGCCATTGCGGAATGTGACCGCTGTGGTTTCCGATATAAGCTGAAGCAGCTTAAAAATATTACCATCAAGACTAAGAGCACCAATATCCTTGTGTGCCCTACTTGTTGGGAGAAAGACCAGCCGCAGCTTCAAATTGGCATGTATCCGATCAATGACCCGCAGGCGTTGCGTAACCCACGCCCTGATGTCAGCTTTTGGCAGGCGGGTATGACCGGGGTTAAGGAGTTAATCCGGGGGGAAGTGCCATCAAGTAGCTCACTAGCTTTCGGTAGCCCCAGTGAGGGTAGCCGTATTATTCAGTGGGGTTGGGCACCAGTAGGGCTAAATAACGCTTTAGCTTTGCCTAATCTACCAAATACGCTATTAGCTACAGCTAGTGTTGGTATGGTAACAATAGAAATATAGGAGTAAGTTATGGCTAAGGGTGGTAAGACTAACGAGCAGATGTTGGAATTAGGGCGCAATCTTGCTAAGGTAGCTAACCAAAAAAAGTCCGTGCATAAGGTGCCCACGAACGAAGTTAAGGTGGTGAAAAATGGCTAAGTTCAGTATGATAAAAGGCGGCAATGAAGTTGGTCCTGCCAGCGTCTACGCTGAACCACACAACATGTCTGGCGGAACTGCTATTGATCTTGGCAACAATGGCTACCCAAACAAGATCGCTAACACTCAAACACTGCGTACCCGGGGTACTAAAAACACCACTCGTGGTAATTGCAGTAGCACGAAGATGGGCTAATGAACTACGCTGCTCTTGTCTCCGCCATTAAGGCGTATACCGAGAACGACTTCCCGGACACGGCGGGGTCTGGCGGTCTTACGTCTACTGAGCAGATTAATATCTTTATTGAAGAGGCAGAGCAGCGTATTTTCAATACGGTTCAGTTGTTGGACCTACGTAAGAATGTGACTGGAAACGTCACGTCAGGGAATAAATACCTCTCAGTACCATCTGACTGGTTGGCAAACTTCTCATTGGCTGTGATAGACGCTAGCGGGAACTACAGCTATATGCTAAACAAGGATGTAAACTTTATCCGCGAGTCGTTCCCGAATCCGTCCATTACGGGGCTTCCTACGCACTACTCTTACTTCGACGAAAACTCATACATCCTTGGCCCTACGCCTAATGCAAACTACTCGGTCGAACTCCATTATTTTTACTACCCACCATCTATCGTGACAGCGGGTACTACGTGGTTAGGTGATAATTTTGATAGCGTACTACTCTATGGCTCTTTGCTTGAAGCTTACACCTTCATGAAAGGTGAGCAGGATATTATAGTTGGGTATCAGAAACGATACGATGAAGCGATGGGAATGCTTAAACAACTTGGCGAAGGTAAGAACCGGCAGGATATGTATCGCAATCCTCAAGTTAGGTATCCCGTACGATGATTGATGGGCTTTCCTCCGCTATCGGCACCGTGCAGGTAATGACTACTAATAGCCGTGGTTTTTCTGCTGAGGAGCTTGCTGAGCGCGCCCTTAACCAAATTATCAACATAGGTGATAATGCACCCCCGGTGATTGCGGATCAGGCCCGTGCCTTCCAAGAAAACCTACGCGAAGTGCTCATTTATTTTATGCGTGAAGCCATGCGCTCTCGTAACGTAACTCTAGCAGCTAAGTTTACCGAAGCTGGGTTTCCTGAGTTTGTGAAGCTAATCGATATTTAGGGGGAATACCTATGCCTATTACACAAGCTATGACAACCAGCTTCAAAGCTGAAATTTTGCTGGCTGTTCACGATTTCCGTAGCACTGGCGGGGACACCTTTAAGTTGGCGTTGTATACTTCGTCGGCCACGATTGACGCTAATACGACTGCCTACACGGCTACCAACGAGTCTACCGGTATAAACTACACCGCTGGTGGTGGCATACTTATTAATGGCGGTGTTACTGCTACGAACACTTCAACCTCGGCTGGTACAGGATTCACAACCTTCAGCAACCTAACGTTTAGTAATGCAAGTATAACGGCTCGTGGTGCGTTAATCTATAACACGACTCCCTCAGCTAACGGTACGGCGAACACCACGCTTACCAACCCTACTGTGGCTGTGCTTGATTTTGGCTCGGATAAAACTTCGACGGCAGGTGACTTCACCATCATCTTCCCAACGAATAACAACACCTCAGCTATTATCAGGATTGCATAATGGCTCTCGTTACTGCTGATCGCGTACAAGAAACGACCACGTCCACGGGGACGGGGACCATTACCCTTGCGGGTGCCGTTAGTGGTTATCAGTCGTTTGCTGTTATCGGTAATACTAATACGACGTACTACACCATCACCAGCGGCGCAGCTTGGGAGGTTGGTATCGGTACCTACACGGCGTCGGGTACTACGTTATCTCGGGATACAGTGCTGTCTTCAAGCGCAGCGGGTTCTAAGATAGCGCTTAGCGGTACTTCAAACATATTCGTCACTTACCCTTCGGGTAAGACGGTAATTCAAGACGGCGCTAATATACTAGCTGGTAGTGCCGTACTACCTGTTGCCAACGGCGGAACCGCTGCGACGACTGCGGCGGCTGCGCTCACTACGCTCGGTGCTTATGCGGCGAGCAACCCCAGCGGCTACACCACCAACACGGGCACCGTCACCAGCGTTGCGGGCACAGGCACAGTCAGCGGCCTGAGCCTTACGGGCAGCGTCACTACCGCTGGCAGTCTGACCCTTGGCGGCACGCTCGCCTTGACCAGCGGTAACGTCACAACGGCCCTTGGGTTTACGCCCTACAACGCCACCAACCCCAGCGGCTACACCACCAACACGGGCACAGCGACGAGCGTGTCCGGCACCGGCACAGTCAACGGGATCAGCCTCTCCGGCACAGTCACCGCCGCCGGCGATCTGACGCTTGGCGGCGCGCTGTCGAACGTCTCGCTGACCACGCAGGTTACGGGGGTATTGCCCGTAGCTAGGGGCGGCACCGCCGCCTCGAACGTGACGCAGGCGCGCACCAATCTGGG